GACGATGATGGCGAGGAGGGCGACGACGCCGGTCGCTATGAGGGGGTCATGCATCGTCGGTGATCCAGCCTTCGAAGCACCCGTCGGGGCAGGCGTAGGACTCGTCGCAGAGGTCGCAGTGGGTGCCGATGCCGTCGGACATGGCGCCTCCGTCGCATTCGGGGCAGCGGCCGGTGCCGTTGCATGTCGAGCAGCGCCAGGCGCAGCAGCCGTCGTGGCCTTCGTCCAATGCGCAGGAGCGGTAGTCGTCGACGGTGGTCACGGCTGGTCCTCCGGGCAGGCTGCGCCGCACTTGGGGTGTTTCGGGCAGAACAGGAGCCGGCCGCTCTGGTACTGCGCCCGCAGGGCGGTGGTGAACCCGCGGCAGGTGTCGTGCTCGAGGCACCCTGGCGTGGTGCCGATCCGGACGATCCCGCGGCCCATGCTCACCCCGTGCAACCGGCCGAGTGACGCCTCGGCGTGGCGGCAGGTGCAGGGCTTGCGCTCGTAGGGCGGGCCCCAGGGGAGCGCTGTCACGTCTTCGGCTCCGGGTACTCGGGCTGGTTGTCCTTCGACCAGATGGGCGCGAGGGACGAACCGACGTTGTCGATGATCCGGATCGCCTGCGACAGGTCCGATTGCCAGTGGGCGGGGACGTGGACCGACGCCCGGCACAGCCGCTCCCGGGCGCCCTTGAGGTCGAGGTAGAGCCGGTCGTCGTCGTACTCAGCCATCGGTCTGGTCCTCCCGACGTTCGCCCGGCCCGAGGACGTCGAGGCGCCAGCCGAGATCACGCAGGGCCCGGTGGAACCCTGTGGCCCAGCCGCGGTCGACGGTCTGGCCGATCTCGTTGGCGGCGGCCTGGATGGCGTCGATCTCGTCGCTCCGGTTGCGCATGGCGTGGCTACCCATCGGTCGCTTCCCGGGTGACCACCACGTGGGTGCCAGGGTCCCAACCGCGGTCCGACGGCTTCCGGCCGAGCAGCGATGCAGCAAGCTGGCCCACCGGGCCCTCCCACAGCACGGTGGCCGGGGAGGACAGCAGCGCCATCACGGCGTCGACGGCCGCGTTCGCTTGGCCCGCCAGGTGAGGTGGCGCTCCGAGCGGTCCGTAGGCGCTACCGATGGCCTCGGCCACCTGCTCACGGGTGGGGCCGGGTGTTGGTGGCGGCGCTTCTAACGCCCACAGGGCCTCGGAGGTCTCGTCACCGAGCCGGTCGTACTCGACTCGCAGGGAGAAATGCGCCTCGGCCAGGCGGAGGGCGAGAGCGGCGTCCAATCGCACCGTCGTGTTGCCCTTGGCGATCGCTATCCCGGCCCGCTGGCGGACCTCGGCTGCGTCGTGCAGCGGGGACTCGACCAAGTGGTCCCGTCCGTCGCTCGTGGTCGGCCCGCCGGTGCCGTCGGTCACCCGGTCGGCCCTCACTGGTCGACCTCGGGTGCGGGTGTTGGTGGCGGTGACGTCAGGGCGAGGATGCGCTCGGTGAGGTCGTGCAGCCGGTCGTGCTCGGCGTCGTCGGTGCCGTCGAAGCCTTCGACCATCGACAGCTCGGAGAACACGTCGTCGTAGACCTTCTGCCGGTCGACCTTCGCCTGTTGCGCGTCGAAGATGCCTTGCCACGCGGGTGTTGGTGGCGGTGAACCCGCCGCAGCCCGCCCGGAGCCGTTGCAGGATGAGCATGGGACAGGGACCAGCACCATGCTGTGTGACTGGTTGGTCCGCCGGTCGACGACCCGGTCCTTCCAGTCGTCGGCGTGGTAGCGGAAGCTGGTGCCGATGGCGATCTCGTCGAGCCAGGCGAACCGCCAGCCGTCGGGGGGTGTCAGCGTGGCCACAGTTCCTCCGCGCAGATGTGGGCCGCCTCGGCGACGGTCTCCATGTCCCAGTCATCGTGATGCCGCTGCATCAGTGCCTTGCGGAACCGCTCGACCATCTCGCTGCGTGTTACCTCGTCGTCTTCGCTGGCTGGCGCCGCAGCCCGCAGACGCTCGACCTCGGCCCGCTCCCGCTTCCATGCTGCGAGGTGGTCGTTCGCTCGCTCGGTCTGGTTGGCCAGCAGCTCGCGCAGCTGGTCGATGATCTCGCTCGGCGATCCTTCGAGCGGGCCGAGCACGCCGCGCCTGTTCTCGCGGCCAATGGCCAGGTCGTCGTCGGTGGGCTCGTCGGCCCGCAGCCGGTACTCCTTGGGGCCGGTCCACTCGATCTCGTCGTCGCCGGACTCGTCGGGTGTGCCACCGAAGCACGGACCGGGGTGGTTCGGTCCGCTGTCGCACTGCGAGTGGTGCGGGGTCTCGTCGGGTGCACCGACAGCGGCCGCCAGCACCTCGTAGGCGCCGTCGTAGATCGGCAGGTCCACCCGATGCATGTAGAGCGCACAGCCGGGTGTGTGGCATTCCTCACCGACGCCAGCCAGGGGCGGCAGATGTTGATGGCGACGCGCAGCACCTCTGGCTCGCGACCCAGCCGGGCGTTCGCCTCGGCGATGTCGTCCTGGCAGCCCGCGCGGTGCTCGACGTACTCGGCGAAGGGGATCGCCTTGTTGCAGCTCAGGCAGATCGTCGGCTTTCGCTCGTCGGCTCCCTGTGGGTCGGGAGCCGGACCGGCGCTCACACCGTGGACGGGGCATGCCAGGTCGGGGAGGTCAGGAAGCACGCAGTTGCCGGTGCACTTCGGCGGCTCGGCGGCCCGCTCTGGAAGCCGACGCCGTAGGGCGGGTCGGTCACGACCAGGTCGATCGAGTCCCGACCCAGCAGCGGCAACACCTCGCGGCAGTCACCGTGATAGAGGGTGATGTCGCCGTCGTCGTAGTAGGCGTCCATCAGTCTCTGATCCCCTTGTGGTCGGGTAGCACCCGGGCGGTCGTGGGCGGGTCGTCGTCGACGTTGGGCGCGGGGCATTCGTCGGCCGTGTGTGCATTCCGGATGGTCTTCTGGTTGTCGTGTTGCACGCACCCGGCTTTGGGTTCGACCAGCCCGCATGGCGCCAGTGGGCAGCCGCAGTGAGGGGCGTACGGGTCGGTGTCCCAGCCGCGGGACACGTGCATGCCGTGGGTGGCCGCCAGTGCCGTCCCCTCCTCGGCCGGGATGCCGTAGAAGTCGGCCGAGTCCCGTGGTGGCCAGTAGCCGCTGTCGGCCATGAACCCCGGCACCTCGATGGGCTCGACGGCCGGCTGCTCACCCGACGCCCGCTGCTCCAGCTTCTGGTTCTCGAACGCGAGTTTCAGCCCGTGCTCGGCCAGGGTCTCGCGACGCTTCTCGTCTTCCTCGGCCTGGCGGTCCCGGCTCCAGTTGACCACGAGGTAGGTGACGATCGCTCCGGCGCAGAAGCTGGTGAGGCAGCCCGCGGCGATGAAGATGGTCAGCTCGATCGAAGCGCCGGTCACCACACACGCTCCGTGGCCGACGAGATCTTGCCGTCGTCATCCCGGCTCATCACGCCGGCCGACACGTCGACAGCGTCGAGCAGGCACCAGTCGTGGAACACCGTGCTCTTGCTGCCGCCCCGCAGCAGGACCGCTTTCACGGCCTCGGCGGTGATGATCTCGGGGGCATCGCCGTCGGGCCACACCTCGTCGACCGTGAGAGCGATCGACCCCTCGAAGTCGATGAAGATGGTCGGGTCGCTCACGTGGCGCTCCGTTCGGGGTGGTTGACCACGAGCACTGCGTGGCCCGACAGGGCGGTGACGTCGACGCTGGTCTGGCAGACCGGACACGAGCAGTGCCCGTGGCCATCGGTCGCACCCTCGGCCAACGCCCAGCCACTCGCTTGGCAGGTGGGGCGGGGATGGCGGCGGTGGACGCACGCGGCGAACACGGTGGCCGCATGGAGAGTGAGCGGGCTCACGACTCACCGCTCCGCTGACAGCGGGCGCAGCCGCCGGGGCAGAAGTGCAGTCCGAGCCAGGTGACCCCACCGTCGGCCAACAGAGCCATCGCAGCGAGTGCGTCGACCAGCGCATTGAACACCTCCGCCGTGCCCGGCAGTTGCTTGCCGCGGACGACGCGAGGCTTCTCTCGCCATAGCAGTGCGGTACCGTGCTCACCGAGCAGGTCGGCCACCCCTTCGCACCGCGCCCTCAGGTAGTCGGTGTCGCCCGTCGGCATCTCGGCTATGCGCAGCGGCACCGCGACGGCGAGCGTGGCTTGCAGGAGCCCCGCCGTCGGGTCGATCAGTGTTTCGACGACCTCGGACGGATCGCGGTCGCCCTGGTCGAGGATGAGGTTCAGTCGTTCGGTCATCCGGTCACCGCCGCTCGGACGTCGTCGGTGGTGAACGCCGGCGGGGTCGACGTGTGGCGCCAGGGGCGGCCGGTGGCGGCGACGCGGCGGAGCTTGGCGATCCCGGCCCGCAGGTTGGAGTTGGCGCCCTTGACCGAGAGCAGGCCGTTGTCGCTGCCCTGGCTGCCGAAGTGCTCACGCTTGGTGTGGGTGCCGGCGTGAACGGCCATCCACGCGATGACGTCGGCCTGGATGTCGGTCAGGTGCGCCATGTCGGCCCACCGCTGCAACGTGACCCGATCGTCGATCTGGCGGTAGCCGGGGTCGACGGTGCGGGCGATCAGCCACTCGGGGTCGTGCAGCTCGTCGGCGACCTCTTCGTGGGCCATGACCCGTGCCCGCTTGGCGCGGCCGTGGCCGACCTCGCGGTCCATGTGGAGCCAGCACCACGACAGCAGCGACCGGCCACCGTCCTCGCGCCAAGTGGCGACACCGCAGGCGATGCCGTATATGGCGTCGGACAGGACGTCGGCTTCGTCGCGGACGCCGAGCATGTGACGGTGGGCGAGGTACCGCTTGGCGAGGGCCATCGGATTGTTGATGCCGCGCAGGTCGTCCGTCATCAGCTGGCCTCCTTGGTGAATGCGGGGGCGACCAGCAACACCACACCGATCGACAACAGACCCGCGCCCGAGACGAACATCCCGCCCGACGGGGACGCCAACAACCACGGGGTGACCGCCAGACACGCCACCGCGAACACGACACGGACGTACCAGGCCGACTCGGCCGGGGAGAACGCCAGGGTGATGAGGTCGCCGGGCATCACTCGGCCGCCTCGGGGAGCACCTTCACCAGGGCGTAGCCGCAGCGGTACAGGTTCTCGATGACGGCCTGGCTGATCCGGTTCTCGCTGTGGCCCCACTGGGGGTCCCAGTCGGGCCAGCGGCCCCAGTCGACCGAGTTGCTGGCGGCGGACAGGATCGGGTCGGCCCACGTCCACGTGCCGCCGTTCTCCCACAGCCCGAACTCCGGGTTGTAGGTGCCGGGCCGGTCGACCGCGGTGGCTTCCTCGACGGGGATGGGGTCGCTGACGCGGACCATCACCGGCTCCGGGCCGGGCGGAAGCCGGCGGCGTCGAGGGTGTGCGGGCCGACCAGGTTCCGCTGGCGGGCCATGAACACGGCCTGCTGCAACTGGCGCATGCCGAACAGCCGGGGGTTGCGGCGGAAGCTGAGCTTGTGGCGGTTGGCGGCCTGGATGATCTGCCACCGGGCGTCCTTGCGGGCGTCGGTCTCCATCGGGTTACGCTCCGTTCATCGGTGGTCGCCGGTGGCCTTGCTGGGTTGGCCGGCGGCCATTGGTCTGTCGTGGGTGGTGCCCTGGGCTGCCAGAGGGGTCGGCAGCTCGGGGAGCCCACCGCGGGTGCGGTGTGCCGTTGGGGAGTCGGCGTGGCTCGCTGGACCAGGCGCACCCAGCGCGACCGGCAAGGGCGAGGCGGTGGGCCCCTGCCGGTCGCGCTCGATGTCCTGGAGGTCGTCGGCGATCTGCACCCACGCCTGCCGGTCCTCCCACAAGCGCAGCAACAGGTGGTCGCAGATGAAGTCCCGGGTGGACCGGTCCTGGGGCACGCCACCGAGAGCGGCCCACCGTTCGAGCAGTTCGACATCGGTGCGGCAGAGGCTCATCGCCGGCGTCCGGTCCAGAACGGGCACCAGAGACAGAAGGCCGGCAGGCACACGGCCAGGCCGACGACACCGACGGTGCTCAGCGCGGCGGTCATGACTGGCCGTCACAACTGGCGTCCGACGACAGCTCGCCGCACTCGCTGGGCTTGGTGCCGTCGTCGCGGTTCTCGCAGCCCATCGTGATGACGAGCAGGCAGAGGGTGAGGAACAGGGCGGTCCAGGTCAGCAGGACCGTGGCGGTGCGCTCGGCCGCGGTCACGGTGCACCGTCCAGCCACACAACCTCGGTGCGGCCATTGTGTCCGTGGACGTGCTCGACGGCCTCGGCGCCCCGGTCGTGGAACACGACACTGGTGGGCCACTCGGTGAGCCAGCGCAGAGCGACGACACCGTCGTCGAACTCGACCCCTTGGGCGACCACACCGGTGCCGGACACGCCCGACACGTCCTCGATTCGGATCAACTCGAACCGACGCAGGCGGGGCAGCGTCTGGCCCGTCCCCTCACAGTCGGGGCAGATCGGGGCCGGTTCGAGGCCGGCCACCATCTCGTAGTCGCTATCTCGTCCGACGGGAAGCGAGCCGGTACCGTCGCAACGACCACAGGGCGGACGCGTGCGAGCGGCCATCAGTCCTCGCTCTCGGTGACGTGGATGAGCGCCCGTCCGTCGGCGTCGTAGGCGCACGCCCCGACCTGGCCGCACTCGGGGCACGGCGTGGCGAGGCGGCGTTCGATGTCCATCTCGCTGATCTCGCCGTCGTCGGGATCGTCGGGCTCGTAGTCCCGGCTGGTTCCGGCGAAGTCCCGCGGTCGGGCAGAACGTCGAGCCGTCGCGGCGCTTGCGCCGATGTGTCGGCTTGCACTCGGGCGCACACATGTGCCAGTTCGCCGGGCAGCACCGGCCGATGATCCGGACCGGGATCGTGTCGGGCCCCGTGCCCAACCACCGGTAGTCGAACTCGTCGGCCCAATCGTTGGCGATGGTGTCGGCGCCGGGCGCTCCGCCGTTGATGACGATGAGCGGGTGTCGTGGGTCGGCGTCCATGAGGCCGGTCAGATAGCGCTCGACCACCTCAAAGTTGACGTAGCTCCGCGAGCCGAAGACGAGGACTCTCACGGCGCACCTCGTGGGTGGCCGGGCGCCGGTCGGCTTGGAGGTGCCGGCGCCCGGCCTTCGGGGTCGCTACCGCGTCGTCGACCGGGGGCTGCAACCCCCGCGCGGGGACCAGCCGAGGCTTCGACCACCCGGTGCGCGGTGGCCGGTGAGAATTTGACCGTGGGCCGGCCCGGCGGAAGACCGGACCCACGGTCGTCGCCACACCCAACGGCGGGAAGGGCGTGGGCGAGCTGGACGAGAGCGACAACGCAACTGGCGGCGAACACGGCGATCGCGCCGACGAACGCCCAGCCGTCGACGTTGGGGGACACCAGCAGCCCGGCGAGCGCCGACAGGTACGGGAGCGCCGGCCTCACGACGCGGCGCTCCGGGTCTGTGCGGCGGCCTCGCGGGCGAGCCGTCGGTCGCGGGCGAAGCGGACGATCGCCGCGGCTTCCTCGAGGACGGCGGGGTCCTCCCACACCGACGGGCGGGTAGGGGCCGCCGTCACGCCGGCCCCGAGGGGGTTTGGGGCCGGCGTGACGCGGGCTCGACGGTGGAAGGGGGACGGGGCGTGTCTGGCCCTACCACCGCCGAGGACTTGCGGCGGAGCCACAGCCACTTCCCGACGAACGGGATCGAGTAGCGGTTGTCGGCCAGCCAGAGCACTTGGCCCACGACGGGGATGGCCATGGCGCAGCCGCGCTTGCGGTGCGGGATGACCATTCGTCCGCAGTCACCGCAGCGGCCACGGTCGAGCGAGCCGATGCAGATGTCGTCGTGGAGGGTGATGAGCGACTCGTCGAGGTGGTGGACGGCGTCGAGGAGCACGCTGGCTTCGGTCGCGTCGGCCGGGGTCCCGAAGTGGCGGACGACGCCGTCAGCGCCATTGAGGAACCGGACGAGCGTCTCGGTCTCGGTCATCCCAGCACCGCATCGATGTCGAACAGCTCGCGGTACGGGGTCTCAAGGGCTGCCGCGATAGCGAGCGACAGCTTGAGCGTCAGTTCCTGCTGGCCCAGCTCGACGCGGCTGATCGCCGCCTGACTGCAACCCACAGCGGCGGCCAGTTCCTCCTGGGTCAGCTTGCCCTCACGAGCCTGGCGGACGTTCTCGCCCCAGCGCTTTCGAACCTCGGCCACTTCCATACCGAGTGACTCTACGCATGGTGTGAGTACACGTCAAGCGTGTGGAGTTAACCCGAAGACGCCCGGGTATACGTCCCACGGATATGCGTATGATGGGTGACCGTGGGGACTGAGCAACTACGCCTGCACCTTGGACGCGCCATCCGCGACGCCCGCAAGCTGGCCAAACTCACCCAAGACGACCTCGCCGCGCTACTCCAAACCACCCAGGCAACACTGAGTCGGTGGGAGTTGGGCGACGTCCTGACGCTCGATCAGGTGTGCGCCATCGAGGATGCGCTACGACTCACGAGAGGCCATCTGCTCGTCGCCGCCGGCTATGTACCCCTGGGTACGTCGACCGAGGATGTCGTACGGCTCGACCCTGGCCTCGACGCACTCGACAAGGAGGCGCTGCTGCTGCTCTACAGCGTCTTCCTCAAGCGCTCGGCCGACTGAGCCACTCGCCCACAGGCACCCGAGGCCAGAGCCAGAACGGCGTCCACCTCGTGATGCATCTGCCGTAGCTTGGCGTTCTCGGCTTCGAGCCGGGCGATCATCCGTCGCGAGGGCCAGTGGGGCACAAGGAGGGCGGCGCCGACGTAGTGCTTGACCGCCCATGCCACGCGTAGAGCATTCATCCTCGCCTCGGCCTCCCTGTCGCCCGCCGAATCGTCAGGTTGTGCCCACAGGGCCCCCTCCCCCACGGAGACCAACCACCACGTTTAGTCGCCGAAACGTCACGTGACAAGGATTATTTGATGATGGTCGCGTCAGCTATAGCTTCACCCCGTCGCGGTCGAACACGGCGATCCGGGACGTGTCGAACACCGAACCCCGCCGCGTCGAACGGGCCACGACCACCCGCGACAGGAACAGCCGCACCATCCGGCGGCGCTCGTCGCCGGTCATCCCGGGCCACTCCTCGGCGACCACCCCGGGGTCCACGTCCATGGTCGTCGGCGGGAGCGCCGCGAGCTCGGCGTTGATCCGGGCGCGTTCGGCCACCAGCTCTGCCCGGGCTTCCTCCCACTCGTCGTCGTCGAGGCCGTCGCCCCGGGCCCACCGCCCCGCCAGCCGGCGGCGGCGCCCCTCCAGTTCTCCCAGCGCAGCGGACAGCCGCTTCCTGTCCGCGGCGTGCACGTCCCCCGCTGCGACGCGGGCGGCGAACTCGTCGGACCGCAACCGCTCGAGCAGCACCGAGGTGACGTGTTCCTCGAGCGGCGCAGCGCCGACGTAGACGTGACCGCACGGCACACCGTCGGGGTGGACGGACCGGGCCTTGTGGCAGGCGTAGACGTTGCGGCGCTTTCCCCGGTTGGTGCTCGTCGAGCCGACCAGGTGAGCGCCGCACGCGCACAAGCCGAGGCCGCCGGTCAACAGGTAGCGCCTCGCCGGCCGCGACCGGGTCCGCGACTCGAACAGGTCGACGAGGCTTTGCCACGTGACCTCGTCGAGGATCGGCTCCCACTCCCCGTCGCCGATGACCTCGCCGCGGTGGACCCGCTTGCCGGCGATCGTCGGGGCTGACAGCATCTGGCGCACGGAGCCGACGGTCCAACGCCCGTTGCGGCGGCCCGTCGCTCCGCGGGCGTCCAGCTCGCGGCCGACCGCGGCGAGCGACCAGCCAGCCAGGACCGCTTCGGCCGCCCACCTGGCCGCGGCTGCCTCGTCGGCGACGACGACGAGCCGGGACCGCTTCCGTCCGTTCTCGATCACCTGATGGTGGCGGTAGCCGAACGAGTACCCGCCGGACGGCCGGCCCGACGAGGCGAGCCAGTCGAGCTTCTCGTTGGTCTTGACCTTGATCCCCTCCACGTACTCCTTGGCGCCGACGCCCTTGTAGCGGGCGCCGGCTGATTGGCCGGCGACGAGTGATGTCCAGCCGTCGCGGTAGCCGAGGACCCCTTCGACGCCGGCGGTGCGGAACACGGTGATGAGCCGCTCGAGCTCGTCGGGCCGGCGGGTCAGTCGTTCCTGGTCCGACGTCGTGACCTGGGTGACGGTCCGGGTGAGGACGTCAGCTTTGAGGCGCTCGTAGTCGTCGCGGACCACGTCTTCTCGTTCGCCGGAGGCGTCGGGGTCGGCGTAGTAGCGGATGGTGCAGCCGGGCCAGCGGCTGTGTGCGGCGGTGGTGCCCAGTTCGTGCTGGGTGTCGATGTTCTCGGTGCGTCCGCGTAGGCGGGAGAGACGGGCGTAGACGCCGACGACCTCGGTCATACCACTGGACTATAGCTGTATTAGGTGCTACCGTCCGACGGCGTAAGCACTCGATACAGATACGAAGGCGGAGCCCTGATGCCTACCCCCATCCCCGATACCACACAACACCCGACCGGCGAGCAGGTCAACCCGCCGACCATCACACCAGACACCGGCGAGTACGAACTCGTCACGGTCCAGATGACCATCTGCCGCCCATGCCTCGACGGCGTGGGCTCTGAATGCCACACGCCCGGCTGCGCCCTGTGGATGCACCGGGTGGACCTGCCGATCCGGCCCGAGTTCTACCAGGTGGTCGTGTTCGACGAGGCCCGGTCGTGAGCGACTCCACCACCGGCCGGACCGAGACCCTCGACGACTGGCTCGAGCAGTGGCGCCGGGACCCGTGGCACCCGCGGCTCGGAGAGGTCCAGGCCCTGGTCGACGAGATCGGCACGCTGCGCCTCCAAGTCGACGCCGGCCGGTTGCTGCTCGGAGCCGTCGCCCCGTTCGTCGAGTACTTCCGGGCGTCGAGCATGTCCCGGCAGCCCACGCTCCCCGACTCAATCGGCGTGGCCACCCACTCCAACAGCCACGAGGGCGACACCGCGATCACAGTCGGCGACTTGCGGCATCTGGCTCGCATCGTCGGTGAGGCGTCGCGTGCGCTGTCCGGGAAGGAGGGGTGATGGCCGGTTCACCGAAGCCGCGGCCGTACGGCCCGAGCACACGCCGTCATCCCGCGGAGGTCATCTCCGACCGGCTTGGCGATGCCGTCGAGCGCTGGCACGAGAAGTTCACCGGCCAGGAGCGAGACGAGATCGCTGCCATCCGTCACGCCCTTTCCGAGATCGCCGAGGGCGAGCGATGAGCGCCACCGAGCCCGACGTCCAGGTGAACCCTCGCGGCTGGCGCCAGCTGGTCAACAACACGAGCCGGGTCGGCGAGATCGACGCCGTCTACGCCGACCTCGTGTCCGCGCTCGGAGCCCCGATGGACCCCGGCTACGAGAAGTGCGACGCCTACTGGCTGATCCTCTGGCCCGACGGGATCGTCGCCACGGTCTACAACTACAAGGACGGCCGACGGTACCTCGGCGACGCGGGGCTGCCAGTCGAGCAGATCCGGGAGTGGCACATCGGCTCACATCCCGAGCAGTGCGAGCCCCGCGTGGTCGTCCGGGCGGTCGATGGGCTGATCCGGTTGCGGCGAAAGGCCGACGAGCCCGACGACCAGTCCGAGCCGATCGATCAGTTCGGACGCACGCTGCTGAATCGCTTACGCAGTGAGAGCCAAGCCTACGGCGACCACCGGGGCGCTGGCGGGCTCTGCGGCGAGGCCGCTGACGAGATCGAACGTCTGCGCTCGGACCTGCACAACATGGGCGTGGGGCGGGAGAAGCTCCGTCAACGGCTGAGCGCCGACAACGAGAGGCTGCGGGGGCTGAACGACGAGGTCAATCTCAAGCTCGGTGGACTCGAAGGCGACCTGCACCTGATCGCCACCCGGCACGGCTTCCCCAACTGGAAGACCTACGCCGAGGATCTCGACAAGTGCCTGGTGATCCGGGAGATCGAAGATGACAATGGGTGACCTCGCCGCCGATGCCGCCGACGTGTGCGCCTGGGCGGCGGACCTGTCCAACCGGATGCGCCGCTTCGAACCCGTCCCCGACGACGAGCTGGCGGCGTTCGAGGCCCGCAAGGAGAGCGTGGTCGAACGCATCGAGCCGGGGTTCTATGAGGACTATGGAGACGACGATGCGGAAAATTCCGACCCTGTTCGTGCGCGACCCTGACGACATGCGCCGGGTCCTGCCCGAAGTGCACCCGGACTGCAAGTGGGTGCTCGACGGCGAGGGTACGGCCACCCGCAAGTACGACGGGATCTGCGTGCGCCTGACTCGCGACGGCCCCTGGTGGGCTCGGCGCGAGATCAAGCCCGGCAAGGAGGCGCCGGCCAACTTCGTGCCCGAGCAGCTCGACGAGGCCACGGGCAAGACGTTCGGCTGGGAACCGATCGAGCAGACCGGCTGGGTGAAGTACCTCAACGAGGCCACCACCGCGGCCATGCCCGGCCTGACGTCAGGCACCTACGAGCTGTGCGGACCCAAGATCAATCGCAACCCCGAGGGCTACCCCGGCCATCGCCTGATCCGCCACGAGGTCGCCGAGGTCGATGTGCTCACGTCCAACGGCGAGCCCCGGGACTTCGCGGGTTGCCGTAGCCGCGTGGTCCAGCTCGGCGAGCGTGGGTGGGAGGGCATCGTGTGGCACCACCCCGACGGACGCATGGCCAAGCTCAAGGCGCGGGACTTCAAGTTCTAGCGATGGCGGGGTGTTTCGCCGTGGCAGAGATCGCGGGCCGATTCGCTGAGCGCATCCAGCTCGTGCGCCAGCCGGTCATCGACCGGGCCGCAGTAGCCGTCGAGGCGTTCGGCCAGCAGCCGGGCGTCGAGGGTCAACCGTTCGCGGATGTCCGCCATGGTGGGTTCCGCGAGGCGTTCCTTCGCGCTCAACGGTCGCTCGGCGCGGTTCACGTCGGGATCCCGCGGTCGGCGAGCTCGTGGCGGTACGCGGTGAGCCTCGCGTAGTCGGGGCTGTAGAAGTCCCGGTCGCAGTGTCGGAGCCGCCGGATCCGGTGTCGCAGCCGCCGGGTGCCGGCGCTCTGCGCCCACCCGCGGGCGTCGATGAACGCCGCGTGGACCTCGTCGATCTGGGTCCTAGCCTGTGCCACTGCCGCACCTTCCCTTTGTGGGTGGGGCCATGTCCCCGGTCGATGCCACTCGACGCGGGGACCGTTCCGTTCAGGGTGCGCTTGGTTGCACGGACAGTTAAAGCCGCGTGACCGTGCAGAAACCGTGCCCCGTGTCGGCTACCGTGGGTGGCAACAAAGGGAAGGGGCCGGACGGTGGCACGTCGGCAACGACTCGTCGACAGACGAGAGGAACTCGGGCTCACCCAAGAGGACGTCGCCCGCGCCGCGGGGCTCACCGCCAACAGCATCCGCCGCTACGAACTCGGGCTCTCGACCCCACGCGGCGGGGACCGGCGGGCGTACGCCGAGGCGCTGGGGTGGGAACCTCTCCAGCTCGCCATGGCGATGAGCGACGAACCTCAGCCGGTCAACGGCCACGCCGTCCCCGGGTGGCTGGGTCATCTAGCTTCCCTCGAGCAGGCTGCCGGCAGGGTGGCGGCGTTCGAACCCGTCGTCGTCCATGGCCTGTTGCAGACCGCTGCCTACGCCTGTGCGATCGAAGCCATCGGGCCCGACTCGGTCAGCGGGGACGCCGTAGCTCGCAAGGTCGAGAACCGTCTCGCCCGCCAAGCCGTCCTCGACCACAACCGCTTCGAGCTCGCGGTGGTGCTCGACGAATCCGTTCTCCGGCGACAAGCCGGCGGCCGGGATGTGATGGCCGCGCAGCTCGATCACCTCGCCGAGATCAGCGCCCACCCTGCCGTCGATCTGCGGGTGCTGTCGCTCAGTTCGGGTGTGTTCTCCGCGGCGTTCGGGTCGTTCTCGTTGTTCGCCCAGCCGGGTGCCAGCGACCCGTACATGGCTGTAACGGAGGACCGTGCCGGCCCTCACTACCTGGACCGCCCCCACGAGCTGGAAGCGCATTCAGCCCTGTTCGCCCACCTGTCCGACGCGGCGTGGCCACCGACGGCATCCGTTGACCTGATCCACGCTGTCTCCAAGGAGTACCGATGACAACACCCCGTTGGCGCATCTCGTCGTTCAGCGGCCAGAACGGCTCGTGTGTCGCCATTGCACCCGTCGATGACGCGGTGCTGGTGCGCAACAGCGTCCACCCCGACCGCGGGACCCTCGCGTTCCCGGCTGGTGCGATGGCGGCGTTCGTCGCCGCGGCTAAGGCCGGCGAGTACGACGACCTCGGTTAAGCGCTTGACGCGATAAGCCGCTTATCGTACGGTGGTCCTCGGTTCGGGCCGAAGCCTGCCGGTTACCTGGCATTGGACTCCGGTTGGTACTCACATGCCCGAGCCACACAAGGTCTGTCCGTTGCGGGCCGAAGCGGTCTGGTTACCCACTCTTAATGGAACCTCCAGTCCGCACCCACATGCCCGCAACACAACAAGGTCTCGCGCTGCGGGCCGAAGCGATGCCGGTTACCACTTGTAATGGAGAGGCCCCGGGTTCGAATCCCGGTCGCTGCCCGAAAGGGTTGCGGTAGCTCAGCGGTAGAGCGCTTAACCCGGTTCGCACAACACGCCCGCAGCGCTCAACCCCTTCGGAGCGCTCGTGAGCATCCTTGGCGACATCGGACCCCGCAGCACCCCGCAGACGGAGCGGGCCCACCCGGACCAGCGGGAGAACAACGCCGGCGGGTACTCCTTCACCGTCTCGGACTGGGATCGGCTCGCCCGGTTCCTCGTGCTCGGCGTCGACGCCGGCACCTACTACGTGCAGCCCCGCAAGCTCGCGGTCGACAATGCCGCTGTCGTGGTTCGCTGTCTCGACGCCGACCCTCGGCGGACCGTGGACCTGGCGGTCGCTGTGTCGACGGATGGCCGGGCGCCGAAGAACGACCCCGCCGTCTTCGTGCTGGCCATGGCCGCACGTCACTCGGACGTTTGGGCCCGGCGGTACGCGATGGACCATCTCGGCGATGTGTGTCGCATCGGGACGCACCTGTTCCACTTCGCCCAGTTCGTTCAGGCGCAGCGGGGTTGGGGTCGGCTGCTGCGCGACAGCATCGCCATCTGGTACGAGCGCGACGACCTCGACGGGCTCGCCTACCAGACCGTGAAGTACCGCCAGCGCGACGGCTGGACCCACCGGGACCTGCTGCGCAAGGCCCACCCCGCGGCGCCCACCGGCGGTCACAAGGCGCTGTACGACTTCATCTGCGGGCGCCCGGCCGAGAACCTGCCCCGGATCGTCGAGGGCTACCTCAAGATGGTCGAGGCCAGCGACCCCGACGAGGCCGCCGCGCTTGTGCGCGAGTACAACCTGCCGTGGGAGACGGTCCCCTCAGACCTGCTCGACGCCACGGTGTGGGGAGCGCTGCTCGACTCGCATTCGCTGCCGCTCGGCGCGATGGTCCGCAACCTCGGCGTGATGACCACCAAGGGCGTGCTCACCCAGGGGTCGAGCCGCACCGCGACGGTCACAGCGAAGCTCGCCGACGTGGAAGCGATCCGCAAGGCACGACTGCACCCGATCGCCATCCTCAACGCTCTCGTCACCTACAGCTCGGGTGCCGGGTTCCGCGGTGGGCTCACCTGGACGCCGGTCCCCCGCGTCGTCGACGCGTTGGACGCCGCGTTCTACACGGCGTTCGCCACGGTCGAGCCCGCGGGCAAGCGCACCGTCCTCGCCCTAGACGTGTCGGGGTCGATGCACGGCTATGAGGCAGTGCAGGGCTCGTCGTTCTCGGCCGCCCAGGGCGCCGCCGCGATGGCACTGGTGACCGCGGCGACCGAGCCCGAGACGATCCCTGTGGCGTTCTCGCACGAGATGATCCCGGTCGACGTGTCGCCCCGCCGCCGGCTCGACGACCAGATGCGGGCGCTGTCGGGCATCCCGTTCGGCCGAACCGACTGCTCGCTGCCGATGTTGTGGGCACTCGAGAACAATGTGCAGGCCGACACCTTCGTCGTCTACACCGACTCGGAGACCTACGCCGGGCGGATGCACCCGCACCAGGCGCTCACCCAGTATCGGCAGCGGACCGGCATCGCCGCCCGGCTCATCGTCGTGGGGATGACCGCGGCCGAGTTCACCATCGCCGACCCCAGCGACCCGGGGATGTTGGACGTGGTCGGGTTCGATTCGGCTGCACCGGGGATCATGTCGGCGTTTTCGGCCGGCCGGTTCTAGTGGTCGACCCCGAGCTTGCTCGCCGCATCGTGACAGCGGCCCGCAAGGGGCCCGAGTGGATCCGGCGCCGTGACGAGGCCATCGTCGAGGCGCTCGAAGCCGGCGGGTCACAACGCGAGGTGGCGCAGTTGGCCGGGCTGACACAGCCGGCGGTGTCCGGCATCCACCAACGGTGGCGCGAATCGCGGGCACCCAGCGGGGAGGACGAGCGGTGAGCGCACTTCACGGCAAGGTCGAGCACGTGTCGGGCTACGACCCGCGCAGCGTCGTCATCGACCTGGACGACGGCGGCCACGACCTCAAGCCCGACGACGAGGTCGCCGTCCACGCGGTCAAACACGCTGGCGACGGCAGCAGCGAGATGTTCGACGAGGTGCTGGGCCGGATGCTGGGCGAGGCCTACGGCGGACGGCTCATCGAGCACCTGGAGACTCTTGAGGCCATCGTCCGGGACCTGGCCGTCCGGGACCCATACGTCGACGGCCATTGGTGCCGGCTCTGCGGTCGCAGCAATGGCCATGGCGACTCGTGCCCGTGGCGCCGCTCGGTCGACTGGATGGAAGCGAACGGCCGTGAGTGACGGGACCCGGGGTCGGGTGTTGGCCGACACGCTCACGTCGTTCCTCGACGACGGCACCATCGACCGGTCGCAGGCCGACACTCACCAGGCGATCAGGTACACCCGACGGTCCCGTCGTTACCGGTGGGCGCTGCTCCGGAAGCGGATCGTGGAACGGTGGAGGGGGCAGGTCATCCTGAGCGCGAAGCGACCCCGAGCCGAAGCCCGGGGTCGCACGCTGGACGGCTGGTGATGAGCCCCCGTCCGAGAGCTTCGTAACCTCTAGGGACTAGAGGCTAGCTGGCCGGGGTGTTGCGGGCGGCGTACACCGCCCCGTAGGCGACGAGCACGGCGCCGACGATCACGCCGACCTCGGTGCCTTCGATCTTGCCGTCCTCGAGCGCGGTGCCGACGGTGCCGAGCAACGCGATCAGCGCTGCGACGAACGCCTTGGCGGTAGTCAATTTGCACCTCCTTTGTTGTCGGGGGTTCGGTGGCCGGGCCGGCCTCACCGGACACGACCGGGCCACCGAGATCACTTCTGCTTCGGGTTGTCCTTCGGCGGGTCGGTGGACTTGCCCAGCTTCTGGTTCTGCTGGTCCTTCCACGCCTGGTTCTGCGTGGTGGAACCGCTCTTGGGCGGCGGATCGTTGGCCATGACGTCTCCTGCTAGCCGGCTGCGGATTGGTACGAAATTTGTAGGACCGGTCACGGCGGTCCCTCCGCCCCCGGACGCAGCTCGATTGCTGGGACATCGAGGCCGGCGGCTTGCATCTGGCCGGCGAGGTAGACGATCCAGTCGGTGGCCAGCTCCTCGATCTGCTCGTGCTTCTCGTTGGTCTCCTCGAGCTCGGCGTTGCGGTCCTCCAACACGGCCCGGTCCTTGACCGCCGAGTTGGTGTCGAGGGTGATCCGCACGATCCCACCCAACGTCGCCAACGTGAGCGTGATCGAGGCAGCGAACCCGACGGCGATCAGCTTGGCGAGGGACACGGACCGGCCGAGCGACACAGCGATGCGCTCACGGACCTCCGCTCCGGTGGGGTCAGTCGTGGCCATTGACGATCCCCCTCAAACGCTCCACCTCACGCTCCAACGGCAACAACCGCTCGACCTCGGCCTCGAGCACGGCGACCCGCTCGCGGAGCTTGGCGTTGTCCTCCCGGAGCGTCGAGTTGTCCGACTCGACCCGCACCATCACCCGGTCGTAGGCGTCCCACAGCTTCCCCGCCTCCGACGTCGCGACGGTCCCCGACTCGCGGCGCCGACCCAACAGCCACGTCGCCAACGCGACGGCGCCGGTCCCCCCGCCCGCGGCGAGCGCCACCCACACCGGCTGCCACTGCACACCCAACACCAGGCTCGCCGCACCGACCAGCCCAGCGACAAGGACCCGCCACACCGTCAACCCGTCGACGGGGCGTCGCGCTCGTCGAGGAACGCGGTCAGCTCGTCACGCAACTGGCCGTCGGTCGGGTTCTTCGCCGACGGCTTGCGCAGCGACCGCTGCAACGTCCCCGTGATCAGGTTCATCAACGTCTCACGCAGCTCACCGTGCTTGAGCGCCTCGTTCAGCTCGGCCTCGGTCATGTCGTCGTCCTCCTGGGGTGGGGTGGCGCCCATGCGCCGGGCGTACTCGGTCAAGAACTGGGCCCACGGGAACTCGGCGCCGGGGTCCGAACGTCGGGCGGGGTCACGCTCAGCGTGCGAGATGAACCCGGGGATGCGGGCTTCGGACTGGGCCCGGTTGATCCTGCGTGCCGGCACGGTGATGCCGTGGGTGGCCTTGACCCAGCGGGCGTAGCGGGCCGCAGCGGCCGCCAGCTGGCCGATGGCGCCGTCCCGCCACGCCTTGGGCGCGAGGGGCCACACGTCGGCCCTGGTGGCCACGGAGCCGCCCCAGGCGTGCGGATTGGACCCGGTGCCGTCCTGGTACGCCTCGCACGTGTAGGCCACCAGGTTGATGCACGAGTCGCTGTCGACGAGGTCGTGGTACGAGCCTGGCGTGGTGCGGGTGCGGATGAAGTTGGCGACAGCTTCGGCGCCACCGTCGAGGGCCACGAAGTCAGGGGTGTTCTCGGCGGTGTGCACACACATCACGCCACTCGGCTTCTCGCGGCGGGGGCAGCGGAACTGATCGCGGACCGGGGGGTGGTCGTCGAGCCAGGCCATGTTCCTCCTCAGGAGACGGCGGCCCAGAGGGCCAGGGCGAGCAGGGTGTTCGAGGCAGGGGTGAGCGACGCCGGGAGGGCGGTCTGGCCGGTGCCGGCGGTAGCGAACCGGGCTCGGGCAGCGGCGTTGCCGAGGTTGACGAAGCTGGCGCCGGCCTGGTTGTTGGCCCGGGCCAGCGACGGCCCGTTGCCGGCCGACACGTTGAACAGGAACGCGGCCCACACGAACCCGGGCCCGACCGTCACCGGGGTGATCGCCGTCGTTTTCAGGCCGGTCGAGTCGCTGGCCGTGGTGACGTCGACCGCGGCACCGAGCCGGGCCCCGGTGTGGTCGTAGAGCGCGACCTCGTTCTGCCCGGCTTGGGGGGTCCCGGCGTCGGTGACGACCGCCCACAGGATGTTGCTGACCAGCGCCGCCTCCCGCAGCAGGAGCTTGACGAGATAGATGGTCCCGTCGGTCAGCGCGGTCTGGCTGACCGCGAGCGCGGCGTCGTACGCCCACGACACGACCCCGGCGTCGGCCGGCGTGAACTGGCCGCGCCGGTAGGGGTCGAGGTCGTCGACCCGGGCGGCCACCAGCCCGCTCTCTTCGAGGGCGGCAGTGTCGTCGGTGACCGGGCCTGGTGGCACCGCGTCGAGTGGGTCGAGGTTCGTGACCCGCAGGTCGTTGACCCGGATGACCCCGTCGTCGGCGAGATGGGCGATGAGGATCCCGATCTTCCCGTCGGCCGGGGGCGGGCCACCGGACTCGGCCAGGGTGGCCGGGAGCGTGTTGGTCTCGGCGTAGTCGGGGTCGTCCCAGGTTGGCTCGTCCTGCCACGGCAGCCACTGCTTGAACACGATGGTGTCGCCGATGAGGCGCACGCCGACCTTGCGGCGCCCGGGGGTGAAGATGTGGTTGACCGTCCCCCCCGACCACGACCCCGCCGTCGCGGAGGCGAACGTGAACGACGTGTCGTTGGGGACCGAGACGACGGTGACCTGACCGAACGCACCGACCCCCGACAGCGAGGCGAGGTCGCCACCGTCGAGGTGGTGCGGCAACTCGGTGCGCACCGTCACCGCCGCCCCGTCGCCGACCGCGGAGACCACGCCGGTGGGGAACCCGGTGACCGACCCGGCGTCCTGGTTGATGTCGAGCAGCTCGGTGCCGTCGAACTCCCACACGCCTTGCAGGAGGTTGACGTTGACCCCGAAGATGATGTTCGACCATACGATCACCGCGGTGTCGTCGTCGCCCCGCAGCGCTACGCCCGCCTGGCAGTTCCCCGCGGCGATCTCCCAGTCGAGGTACACCTCGCTGTCGGCGATGCCGTCGGTGTTCTGGAGGTAGTAGATGCGCCGGTCGTCGCCGCCGGGCTCCGGCGGCCCGTGGGTGGCGACACCGAACCCGTCGCTCGTCGTGAGCACCGGCGTGGAGTCCTCGGGATGCGACACCGGCACTTCGTCGAACCGGTCCCACCCGTCGGGGTCGATCCAGGTCACGAGCCGGGGCGCATCGAGCACATCGAGCCGGGTCTCGTGGTCTGCGGCGGTGGCTTCGAGCGTGACGATGTCGGCCTCGGCCACATCGAGGCGGGCGTCGAGGGCGACGACCGAGGCCTGTCCGGACACGACGGTTACGGCGACGTCGACCGTGTCCACGGTGACCGTGAGGGCGAGGCTGGTGGGTGTGCCCGGCCGGGTGGACGGCGACCACGTGCCGATCAGCAGATCGTTGGTGGCCCCTGCGGTGGTCTCGGTGAGCAACCACGCTGCCGGGACGTCGACCGCCGCTGTCTGCGCTTCGGTGGCCTCGATCGTCATCACGTCCCCGATGACAGCCAGCCCGAGAGCGAGACCGCCGAGGGTCGTGGTGAACGTGCGGCCGGCCAGGTCCCCGGTCGGCCACGTCAACTCGACCGACAGCGTGTTGCCGGGTCGGAATGAGACGTTCAAACCTTGGGGCCGGGCATCGGCTACGACGGCGGTCATCGCGCTCTCCTAGTTGTCGGGTCTGACGATGACGACGCGGTTCGAGAAATGCCCGATGCCGCCACTGACCCTGTGCTCGAGCCGGACGTTGTAGGTGTCCCCGGCCACGAGCCCGTCGACCGGGACCGGGACACCCCACCGGAACCCGGTGTTGTTCACGTTGCCGACGTTGCGGTAGGCGTTCTTCGCGTCCGCCGCGACGATCGTCGACCCCGATCCGACGGTCCCACCGGTCCGCACGACCGGGGCCACCACGACCGACGCGCTGGCAGTCTCGTTCCAACCCTCGGCGCCGAACAGGATCGTGACCCGCTCCGTGTACGGGGCGACGAACTCGACGCCGCAGTCGTTGTAGGTGCCGCCCGTCGTACCGACACCGAACGTGGTGTTCGTGGCCGTGTAAGCGTCGACCTGTTCGTCGTCGGCACGGGGCAGGAAATCGAGGGTGGTGAGCCGGTGACCGGCCGCGATGTCGGGCATTCCGTCTCCCTCAGAGAGCGACCACGGCGCCCTGCCACAGGCGCACTCTGGTCCCGGCCGGGATGGTCTTGGTGACCCCGTTGACCGGGGTCTGGGTGATCGTGAACGTCTGCGGCGAGCTGGCCCCGGTGATGTTCGTCACCGTCAAGCGGACTCCGGCGGCTTCGATGTCGAACGGGAAGTCGTCGGACTCGACCGTCCACAACGTCCCTAGCGTGGTGGCGACGCTCATGCTGGTGTCGGCCCCCGCGACGAACTGCGATGCGAGCTCGGCGCCCGCGGTGTCGACCCGCCCGAACTCCCCGTCATCGACCACCGACGTGTCCCACGGGCGGGCCGGCCGGCCGTTGAAGCTCGCCTTCCACTTGAACTTCGTCAGGTCTTCGGTGATCCCGTAGGCCAACTGGTCGACCGGCTCCGGTGCGTGGCCCGGGGGTGGGTCCGGGATCCGGAACCGGTCGCCGGCGGCGAAGCCCAGGATGTCCTCGACCGGTGCCGCCGGGCGGGACACGTCGGTGCGGATCTCCGGATAGCGCATCTCCTGCCAGACACCGAGGTGGTAGCGCCACCCGGCCTGCCCGGGTAGCAGAAGATCCGACTTGACGTTGACCTCGACCGAACGGGAGTAGCGCTCCTCGTCACCGGTCGCGATGTCGGGGTCCTCGATCCGGTACGACGAACCGTCGGTGCGTTCGACGGTGACGTCGTTGACGAACCGCTGATCGTCGTCGGCCGGCTGGAACGGGTCGTCGACCAGCCGGCCGGCACGGGGCAGGGAGAGCCGCACCGGCTGCTGCTTCAACGTCGCACCCGACCGGTAGGCGAGGCCGAGCGCACCACGCTGCTCGGTGAGGATCCCCAAGTCGGCGTCGACGCATTCGGTCAGCAGTTCGAGGAGCTTCGCGGGGCGCTGCGGGCCCATCGGAACCGCGCCTTCCCGGACCGCGGCCGGCCAGCTCGTGGTGTTCCCCGGCCCGTAGGGGCCGTGCACCGCGACCGGGACGTGGTTCTCCTGGCACAACCGGAACACCCGCTGCGGCGCGGGCTCGCCCACGTACGCGGTGTCCGCGGGTGCCAGCCACCCGATCGGTGCCCCGGTCGACACGATCACCGGACCCAACGAGATCCCCGACGGCGGCCCCGTGCACGAGTTCTTGAACCTCGTCGGGATGCCCGTGTTCCCCGCGTAGGTCCCGGAGGTGGCGAAAACGAGGCCCAACGGGATCGGAATAAGACTCACCGCCCAGTCGACGTTCGCGCCGTCGTCGGTGACCTCGAGGACGATCATCGCTTCGGTGTCGAAGAACCGTGCATCGGCAGCGATGGTGTCGAGCACCACCCCTGTGCCGTCGATGTCGAAACCGGCGATGGTGATCTGGGTGTCGTTGATCGAGAGCGCCCACGTCGCGACCTCGCCGTTCGACGACACGGCCATCAAACCGGTGACCGCCGGGGACACCGCGGGTTCGTCGATCCGGAACAGCTTGGTGATCTGCCAGTTCACCCCCACCACTTGGGGGATCTCCGGGATCGGCGCCGTCATCAGCGCGTTGTCACCAGCGGCGACCGTCATCTGCTGCGACACCGCTGCGTACGATGTGTCCCCGCCGAAGGTGTAGTCCCCCTGGATCGACATCGGCGCCGCCCCGGCGATCACCTGCCCGACCCGGGTGGCGTCACGGTTGTCCTCGAACGGCCAGCACGCCACCACCAGATCGGCGTTGGTCGGTGCCGTCACGATCCTGGTGAGCGTCGAACGCACCGGATCGGACTGGGCGAGGCGCTGCAAGGTCCCTTCGGCGGCGACCTGCACGTGGGCGACCGTCGGCATCAACGGGTTGCCCTCGTCGACGAGGTCCCATGTCGGTTCGGCTTTGGTGACGCGCACGCACGCACGCGGCCGCCAGTCCGTGACCTGCGCGTCCGCGAACGACCAGACACGCCCCGCCGAATCGGTTGTCCCCGTCGCCCCGGGGGTGAGGGTTGTGCAGTCGAGATCGGCGACAACCGTCCCCGAGGTGAGGTCCCCCGAGCGGAGCTGGAGGCGGTTGAGGCGCCCCGGGTAGGGCGAGAACCCGAACGTCACGTCACCGACCTGCAACGGCGCCGACCCCGAGAAGAACGACGTCACCCCCGGATCGATGATCGGATCGGCGAACAGCGACCCGTCGAGATCGCCGAGCAGCCCATCGCGGTCACCGCGGTGCACGTAGAAAGTGCAGATGTTCTCGCCGCCGTTGCTGACGTCGAACTCCCACCCGATCGACAACGGCCCGGCCTCGGGGCACGGCAACCCGAGCGGCTGGATCTTGTAATCGAACGTCGTTCCGTCCGTCGACCACAACAAGATCAGCGACCCGTTGAGCAGGTGCAGGATCCACGAGATATTCCCCGACGTCGACTTGCCCGCCAGGTCGTACGTCACGCCCGACGGTGGCATCTGCACCGGCGACAACAGCTCGATCACCCCGGCCAGGTCGCCGGTGATGTCCAGCGCCGGATCATCGGGTGTCGACGCACGGGACCCGGAGACACCCCGGAACACCAGATGCGGTAGCCCGGCCTGCACCGACACCCGCAGCGGCGTCTTGCGCCGCAACCCCGGGTAGTAGATCGACGACGGGTTGTACGGGGTGAACGCCTGATCGCCGTTCCCCAACAGCAGGTCGACGGCGGTCGGGTCGCCGACGAGCGACTCGTCGGTGTCGCCGGTGATCCCCGACGTGATCTTGACCGTCTGGTCCAACACCCGCGGGCGAGTCCGGCCCGCGTCGGTGTAGTCGCCCAGCACGATCCAATCCCACGACTCCGACGGGGCCGTCAGATCCGCGCCGACCGCGACCTCGGCTCTGGTCTGGATCACCGGGGTCGCGGGGGTGATGAGGCTCACGCCGCCAACCCCGGCCGGGTGCGGCGCAGATCGTTGAACGCCTGCTGCACCGCATCCTTGAACTCGCGCCGGCTACCGACGAACACACCGCGACCCATGTCCACCGTGATGTTCGTGACGCTCCCACCGCCGTAGGCGGCACCCGATGTCATCGGACCCGCGGGGATCACCGTGCCGTTCGACCCCGGGATCAAATAGGACCGGCCGCGCATCTCCAGCAGTTCCGCCCGCCCTTGCTCGGCGACCTCGTACAGGCGCCCGGCGCTCACCGGCCCACCGGACGCGCGACCGGTCAGACCGAAGACACTCCCCCAACTCCCACCAAGACGGGCGTTCAGATTGACCGTCTTGTTCGACGGGATCTGACTGATCAACCCGATCATGTTGCCGATCGTCGTGGACGCCGCGGCGAATCCGCTGGTCGACATGTGGGTGTTGCGTCTCGGCGGGACCCGGTTCGCGCTGTTCTCGACCTGCGTCAGCTGGTCCCTGGTCCGGCGCGAGCCGGTCTCCGTGACCTCGACGGTCGGGTCCGTCTCGCCGAGCGCCTTCGCTTGCAACGCGGTGACATCGAACTGCTCGGCGAGGAACCCGGCCTGCTCCTGGGTCAGCAAACCCTGCGCGACCCACTGCTCGAGCGACGCCTTCGCCGAGTCGACCAGCGCCGGGTTCTCCGCGACGGCAGCGTTCAAACCCGCCGCGGCGACCTGCACGCCCGCCGCGCTCTCACCCACGGCAATGAGCGCCGACTGGTACTCGACCTCCGCCGCTGCCGCCTCGGCGCTGTTACGGCCGTGCTCCTCGCGTGCCTCGGTCAAGGCGGTGAGGGATTCCGTGACAGTCCGCTGCGCCTCGTCGTTCTGGCGCAGCGAGTTGAGCAGCCCGAACACCGGGTCGAACGTGGCCTTCACCGTGTCCGCGTAGTTGGCGAACGCCGCGGCGGCCTCGTTGACGGCCTGCTCCTGGTCGGCCATCGCCTCCGTCTCGGACTCCGTCGCACCCTCAGCTGTGCGGTTCGCTGTCTCGGCGCCGGCGACAGCCGAGGAGTAGTCATCGAACGCGTCTTTGACGTGGCCGCTTTGCACGCCCATGTCGCCGAGCTGGTCGGTGATCTCCCGGAACACCTTCGCCGCCATCTCCGGATCCCGGCCGGCCAGCTGGGCGAGTGCCTTGTCGACGTCGTCGATGACGTCCTTCGACTTCTCCAGTTCGTTGATGTCCCCGGCGATCAGGCCGTGCAGTGACCCGACGTCTTCCCACGTGTGGGTCCACTGATCACCGAGGCTCGGGTCGAACACCTCCTGCATCGCGTCATGGAGCTTTCCGAGATCGTCGCCGGCGACCTTCGAGAACTCGCCCACGACCTTGCTCGAATCAGCGAAGTCCAACAGGGCGTTCTCGAGCTTCGTGATGTCCGCCGGGGTCCGACCGAACGCCTTCTCCGCTGCCTCACCGACGAGCATGAAACCGGTGACGATGATCCCACCCGCAGCGACCAGCCGGCCCACACCGGCGAGCCGGGAGCTGAGAGTCGACGTGGACGTCGCTGCGCCGTTCATGGCATCGGCGAACGCCTGCCCACCGGCGGAGGACCAGTTGTCGAACAGCTTCATCGCTCCACCCCACGCCGTGATCAGCCGTCCGCCGACCGACAACACGGGCCCGACCGCGGCCATGAGCCCAGCGAAGGCGATGACGAGGTTCTGCACCGGCTCGGGCAGATCACCGAACGCCGACACGACCGACGCAGCGAACGAGAGCAGGTCGGCAGCGATGGGGGCGATGACCTCGCCCAGCTTGATCAACGCGACCTGGAAGTCGGCGAACGCCCTGGCGTTCTGGGCACCCATCGACTCAGCCCAGGTGGCGAACGCCTTGTCGGTGGAACCGACCGAGTCGTTGACCTGCTCGAAGATGTCCCGGGTCTTGTTGAGATCGCCGCCGGTCAAGGCCAGCGCACCCTGGACAGCCTGCTGATCCTCGAAGAACTTGGTGAACCCCGAATCGCCCAGACGGTCCTTGAGGATCTCCAGGGTCCCGAGCAGGCCCTTCTCGGCGATGAGCTCGCGGATCCGCTCCGTCGACAGGCCGACGCCTTCGAGCGCCTCGTTGGCCTGCTGCGAGGGCTTCATCAGCTTGCCCATGACGTTCGTCAGCTGCGTCGTCGCGGCGGCGGCGTCGTTGCCCTTGGTCGACAGCGCGGCGATCGCGCCGCCGACATCAGCGAAGCTGATCCCCAGTTCGGCAGCGGTCGGGATCAGCCGACCCATCTGCGCCGCGAGCTCCGCTGGCTCGGCCTTACCGGCCCGGGCTGTGGCGATCAGGATGTCGGTCGCCTCGGCGGCCTTCAGCCCCGACTCGGCGTAGCCGAGCATCGCCGAGGACACCGCGTCGGCGATGACCTCGGTCGGCCCGAGCCCGGCGGCGCTGGCCTTCGCCGACACCTCCAGGGCGTCCATGGCCTCAGCTGCTTCCAAGCCCGACGAGGCAAGGAAGTAGTACGCGTCGGCGAGTTCCTGAGGGGCACGGCCGGTCTCGCTCGCAAGGGCGAGTACCTCATCCTTCAACCCGGCCACCGCATCGCCGGACAGACCGGCAAGGGTCTGCATCTGAGTGAACGAGGCATCGAAGTCGGCGGCGGTCTTGACCGCGATCGCTCCCAGGCCGACGATCGGCAGCGTCAGCTTCGTGCTGAGTGAGTCGCCCAGCCCGGAGACCGACTTTCCGAGCTGCTGCCAGCTGTCGCCGGTACGCTTCGACGTCTTCGCTGCCTGATCGCCGATGCCCTTGAGGCTGTCGGCCGAAGCCTTGGCACCCTTGGTGAACGAGTCATGAACGAGTCGCAAACGGGCTGTAATGGTTCGGTCTGCCATATGCGACTCCTTCCAAGGAGCTGGTGTGGGGCGCACAGCGCCCGAGGGCGGGCTACCGTCTCCCGCCAGGCGGACACCGGAGGTGGCGGGATGAGACAGGCAGCGGTGGTTCTGGCGTTAGCGCTGGGGGCTTGTGGCGGGGGTGCGGCTCAAGCGACAGCGCCAACCACGACAGAACGCTCGACGACGGTGCCAACCACGACAGAACGCTCGACGACGGTGCCGCTGACCCCGGATGAGGCTTATCTCGCGGACCTTCACGAGCACGTCGACTTCAACAATCCCGAGTGGGGACAACAAGCGCTCGACCTGGCCGAGCAAACCTGCGAGACGCTCACGGGGAGTCGAGCCGTCATGACCGACGACGCCGCCAACGACACGCCCCAGACGGACGCTGCGATCGCCGATTCCTATGTCGATTCGACCCTGGCGGTGATCTACGACCGCGCCGGCGATGACCTGAACTTGACTGCCGCGGTGCTCGTGATCGGAGCCCAACACTTCTGTCCGGAGTGGTCAGCGACCGTCGAAGGTGACGCGGCTTCCCGGGGTCTGACGGTCAGCCCTTCGGGGTGACCGTGTAGTAACGGCCGAGCGGCGGCTTACCGTCGTTGCTCTCGACGGCGTCACGTGCGTAGAGGTCGCGCATGTAGCAGGCGTGGCACGCGAGCTTATGGACCTCGTAGATCGGTGCGTCGTCCTCGTCGACCATCGACTCGTCGCGGGGTTGCCCGCAGCCCGGGCAAAGGAGGTTCTGTTCGGCCTGCCAGTCGAGCGCCGCCTGTAGATCGCTGGTGGCCCAGTCGGATTCTTCCTCGGTAACCCAGCCGGTCAGTCGTCCGTTGTCGTCTCGGACGACTCGGGTGACGGATCGGCGAGCGTGCCCGAGGAGTCGCCGTCGGGGGATTCCGCGGGCAGCCCCGTAGTCGAGGAGCCGTCTCTCAGACGGCTGCGATCGGTAAGGGCTGCCAGGACCGATTTTGGGGCGCCGATCACCTCGCTGTTGGCCTGGCGCACCGCGATGAACAGCTTCTCGAACTCGCCGACCGGGAGCTTCCGCATGAGCGTCTGCGCCTGCGGGAGGGTGATCTTCGGATCGAGCGAGCACTCGGCGACGACGACCGGGGCCCAGGCTTCGAGGTTGACCTCGTCGCCGGCCTCACGCTGCGCCTGCGTGGGTGGGTACTTGCGCTTGAGGTTCTGCCACTGCTCATGGCCGACGCCGGTGAACTTGAACGTCTTCTCCGACGCGGCGATCTCGGCTTCGCACGCCCGGAGCGCCGCCTCAGCTTCACCGGCGGCGGGGTCGTGCATGACCTCCACCGACGCGGCTTTGGCGGTGATCCAGGCGTGCTCGAGCCGGGTGTGCTCGGAGATGAGCGCGGCCTTCTGGACGATCCTGGCTTCAACGACGAGGGCCTGGTAGCCGTCGAGCCAGGTGTCGAGGTCGAAGTCCCCGTTCGTCGTCGACATCAGCTGGCGACGACGATGCCGTCGAGCTCGGGCTCCTCGGACCCGAAGATCGTGATCATGAACTTGGCCTGCTCGTTGCTGGCCGAGTCCGCGGGGCGGCGGATGCCGAGCGACCCGGGGTACGACTCGACCGGCTGGCCGGCGGTCGCGGCGGTATCGGCTTCGATCCCGCGGCGGATCACAAGGGTCCCGGTCTCGGCGCGAGTGGAGAACAGGTTCCACGCCAGGTCGGTGTCGCCGCCGACGGTGTTGCGGCGCTTCAGCGTGAGTTCGACGGCGGTGCCGAACGAACCGGGGAGGACGGCGTCGAAGACCTCGCAGAGGGCGCCGTCGTCCACCGGGTTCTCGGTGAAGCCGGTCTTCAGGCCGTCCTTGGTGAGGTGGCACGCGAGTTCGACTGCGGCGTTGAGCTCGGACTGGGCGACGAACGCGGGGTCGGCGACGTCGGCCCACCAGGCCTGGAGGAATCCGTCATTGGCGTAGCGGGGCATGGTGTTCTCCTTGGGCGCGAAGCAGCCCCGCTATCGCGGGGCCGTCAGCTGGAAGGGGGGCTAGAGGTTCAGGACCGGATGGTCTGGTCGAGCCACTCGGCGACGACGAACGGTGGGGTGTCGTAGCCATCCGCGTGGGTGCCGCCGATCACCTCGAGCTCGATGCCGAGCTGGCCGGCGAACCCGGCGGTGATCGTGAGGGGGAAGAACTCGTCGCTGGCGGTGGCCCAGATGCGGGTCCGGCTGCGGAACCGGCGGACCGTCGCGGTGTTGCGGACCGGGTCGTAGGTGTCGTACTCGGCCTGCGAGACGCTGCCGCCGTAGGCCGCGTCGATCAGTCCGGAGAACAGGGCGACGTTGTCGTGGGTCCATTCGAGGCCCAGGCACGGGACCCTCAGCCACAGGGCGGCAACCTGGGTGGGGTTCTGGATGGCCCAGTTGAGAGCGGTGAGGGCGCCCATGGATTCGCCGGCGAGGGCCACGTAGTCGGTGCGGGTGCCGTACGCGGTCGCCGCCCAGGTCAGGATGGCATCGACGGCGTCGATGCTGGTCTGGTTGCCCCACGTGGAGACACCACCGAGGTTGGGGATGAACACGGGGTGACCCCACGCCGCGATCGGGCGCAAGTCGTCGGCAGCGATGGTGTTGTCCAACCACGCTGCGTCGGTGCCGGACCCGAGGACACCGTGGCAGTAGATGACCGGCGCCGCACCGGCGGTGGGTGTGGTGCGCCCGGTGAACACGGTGACGTCCTCGGTGCCGGTCACGTCGACGCGAACCGAGGTGGCGGCAGAGAGCCGGGACCCAGACGGGTAGGGGATGGTCACGCCGGTACCGCACGGATCGACGACGGGGCGATCGACGACGCGATGCAGGTGACGTTGCCGGTGGTGGGAGCGGTGACGAAGACCTGCCATTGGGTCTCGGCCGCACCCGCCGCGATCCGGTGGAACGGGTACGAGGTTGCGAAGTCGGCGGTGGCCCGGTGGGTGGTATAGCCGGGGCCGCGGGCGTTCAGGACGCTGGTCTCACCTACAGGAGCGAAGATCGCTGCGGCTGTCGCGGATGCGACGCTGTGGGTGAGGTGGACTTGGCCGAGCAGGTAGATGGGGCGTAGCAGCGCCGGGACGGTGACGACGAGACTCGGGACGGCGGCCATCGTTATCGCCGACACCGCGAGGGCGCTGCTGTTGGTGGTGCGTTGGGCGTAGGCGATCTCGATGCCGCCGCCGTGGAGGGTGTTGTCACCGACGTGCGGGTTCGGTGCCTCGGAGCCTTGGCCGGTCCATTCGGGGTCGTCGGCGGAGCGCCAGCCTTCCTCGTAGTAGCCGCCGTACCGGTAGGCGTTGATGCTCGTGGTCTTGACCACCCCGGGCAGATCCTCGTGGGTCATGTCAACCAGGGTCAGGGTCATGAGCCGCCTCCGAGGGGCACAGAATCGACGCGGTAGCGGGGGGTGGCGATGAACACCGGGGGCTGGACGGTGTCGTCACGCCTGACGCCACCGCCGGCCATGTCCGCCCACACCCTCGTCACGAACCTGCCCGGGATCGTGAGGGGCTGACCGACCAGGACTTCGTTGGCCCGGTCGACCGCCGCCTCGCATTGCCGCGCGGTAGCGCCGACGCAGGTGACCTGCCAGATCAGCGAGGCATCGTCGTCAGGGCAGCCAAGCGGACCGTCGAAGATGCCGCCGGGGAGCGGGTAGACGACGTAGTAGGCCTTGAACTTCGATGTACCCGGGGTGCCCTGCCAGCCCCACGCCCCTTCGGCACCGGGGTTGACGTTCAGGTCGGGGGCGCCGGTGTCGAAGGTCTTGAGCTCGACGTCGAGCGCGTCGAGGAGCGCCGTGCTGTGGGCGTTCAGGCTGGCGAGGTCAGCCATCGTCATCCCCGACATCCGGACCAGCCGAGCCCGAGAAGGGTTCGATCGCGGCGAGGACAGCGGGCGGGAACGTCGACTCCGCGGGTGTCATGGCCGGGGTGATGAAGTCCTGCGGCGGCATCTTCGACGTGCCGTAGACGACGAACACGGCGACCGGTCGACCCTCGGGGTCGGGGGGCGAGTAGACGGACCCGACGATGGCGTCGCCGTAGGTACGCATGGATTTGCGGATGCCGGCGCCGGTGGAGAGCCACGGCCGGTCCTTCGGCGCGCCGGCCTGGGCACGGGACCGCACCTGGGTGGTCTCGACCCGCACCACGGCGCGGACAGCGTTCTTCATCTGCTTCGGCGCGACGGTCTCGAGGTCGTTCGCCAGGTCGAGGATCTCGGACACGTCGATGTCGAAACTCATGACGCGCCTCCGATCCCTTCGGGTTGCTCCCGGTTCTCGAGCCCCAGCCGTCGGTCGATCTGCCACGACGACAGACCGAGGTGGCGGATCTGGAATGACCGGCCGACCATCGCCGGGTCCGTCGAGGTGACGACGGTCAGGTAGTCGTCGACGAGCACATCGTTCGGGTCGCCCGCGGTCACACCTTCGTGTGACGCCACGGCGGGGAGGGTGCCGACGTAGGGACTGAGGGTCTCGTGGAGGTCACCGACCTGGGAGTCCTGCTCTTCGGACTCGCGGGGGCGCACGCGGCAGATACCGGCGTAGACCGTCACCGATCCGGCCGGGTCCAGGTCGAGGGTCACGGTGTCAAGGGTGGGTTCGCCGGACGGGCGGGTGATGGTGCACGTGTCCGGCAGGGCGCTGGCGGAGGTGAGGTGCATGCCGTCGATCTCGGCTTGGGTCAGCACAGCACCCTCCCTTCATCGATCAGCGCCCGCATCTGCTCGGGGCGGCGCTTCGCTCGGGCGTAGCGCTTGTAGAGGGCGAGCCCTGCTTCGCTCCCTGTGCCCCGGTTGAGCCTCGGCTGTGGTGGGTGCCAGAGATGCCACAGCGGCGCTGAGAGGCGCACAGGCGGCCCGTAGAGGCAACGCAGGGCCAGCCCGAAGGCCTCGTCTTCTTGGCCCCAGCCGACGAACCTCGGGTCGAGGGGGCAGGCCTCGTAGAGCTCGCGGCGGAGGACGACGATGCCGCCGCCCATAACGCCGGTGTAGGCGATCCCGGGGAGGCCTTCGGTGAACGGGTCGAGCAACATGCCCACGTTCGGTGGTCGGCCGGCGAGTACGTCGCGGGTGGCTTCGGGGGTGAGGCGATGAACTCGGTGGTGAGGGATGACCCACGGTGCGCCGTCACGAACTCGCTGGATGGCTTCGACCACACCGTCTGACCAGACGTCGGCGTCAGCGACAACGAGGATGTCGCCGGGTTGGTCTGCGATGGCGTTCGCTACCGCCTCGGCCTTGCACCACGTGTCGGTGTTGGGCTTGCCCAGCCTGATGCCTACGTGGCCAATGGCTGCCCATTGGCGGGCGACCCAGGCGAGAGCGGCTTGCCGGTGCTCGCACCAACTGGCCCAAGGGACGGCAACTAGCAGGTCGTCCACCAGCACCTCCAGCTACGCTGATCAAACCCAAGCCTGCGGGTGGGCATCCACGCCGCAGGGGGTCCCGGCCGGACAATCGCCTGCTGCCACGAAGCGGGAGGCCACCGCGGATACATGTGCGGCGACCGGACGGGACTCGCCAACACGCCTCGCATCTGGAGATGCACTGGGTGCGTGGCGTGGCCTTGGGGGTCACCAGCACGCCCTAGCTAGTTCCTCCAGCCACATCGGCTTGAGCGTCGCCCACGAGTTCGCTGTCGCCCATTCGGTGGCCTCCTGGCGCAGCTTGTCGACCAGCTCCGGGTTCGCCGCCAGTTCGTCGAGCGTCGCCGCGAGCGCACGAGGGTCGGTGTCGTGTAGGGGGATGGGCCCGGCCCGGGTGCCCACGGTTGCCGTGCTCGTGGTCGGCACCCTCGGGCCGGGCCACACCTCGTTCGGTGAGCAGTCCGGCATCACCACAGGTATCCCCAGAGCGAGCGCTTCGAGGACCGGGAGACAGAGACCGCCGAACCGGCGGGGCATCACCAGCACGTCCACCTCCCGGTAGAGGTCCCAATAGTCATCGACGCACCCGGCCTCCACGCTGAGACCGGGGCGCCGGAACCTCTCGACATCACGATGCTGACCCCGGATCACGCATGTCACTGCCGAGCCCACGGTCGTCATGCCTGCCGCCTGGGCGAAGATCTCAGTCCCGTTGCGGTCCGCTACCGCCGGCCACCCGGCGGCGTGGCCGAACCGCAACCGGACATGCGGGGGCGGTATCCGCTCGGCCATCCACGGTGGGTCGGGGACCGGCATCGGGACCACCCGCGTGCGGGCCGGCAGGTGCTCCATCCGCCACGGCGTCGCCACCCACCAGGTGACCGCGGCCTTGGCGTCGGTCGGCGACAGGAACTCCGGGTTCGCCTGGACCACGACCCCGCACCCGGCCTCGGCCGCCCACTGCGGCAGGCGTAGGTCGTAGGGCGTCTCAGCGCTGTAGACGACGTCCAGGCCGTCGAGCCACTTGCGTGCCGCTTGCTCGTCGAGCCGGCCGCCGTTCCACCGGACCGTCGTCGTGTCCCACCCGGCGAACCGCTCCGGGTGCTGCGTGAACCGCCCGTCCCGGCCCGGGTCGACCAACAGCACCCGCTCCGGGTCGAGATGCCGGCACACCTCCCAGGTCTGGTTCGCCAGCCCGCGGCCGGCCTCGGTTCGGGCAATGACTCCAAACCTCATTGATCGGCCAACCATCGTCCGCGCCGGACGAGATACCGCACAAGAGCGAGATATGCGACAGACGGGGCGGCCCGTGCCACCACGTCAACGAGCTGGTCATCATCAGCCAGCAGCGATGCGAACGTGTCAATGCCTGACTGTAGGTGCGCCCAGGCTCTCTCGTTCATTGCGGCCAGGTCACTCATCATCGCTTCGCACTAGATCAAGTAGCGCCACCCAATCGGTGACGCGGACTCGGTCGTCAGTCGTGCGCTCCACGACTCCAGCACTCTCAAGACGCTTCAAGTCGTGCTTGAGTCGATCCGATGAACGCCGACCATCTGACTCGCCGGCGCGCTTCCGGCGAGCACCTGAATACCAACGGACGCCGCGCATCTCTGATCGAAGATTTCGATAGGCCCTGCGTCCATCTGAGTCAGATCTGACCGTGCCGGCGTCGAGGGGCTCCTGCGTTCCGCCGATGCGAGCCGAACCCGCTGGTGTCGCTTCTGCGTACGCAGACCGCAGCGCTTCTCGGTCTGCGTAGTCCTCAGCGTCAACGTTGGCGCAGATCAGACGTGCGAGCATCCCGAGCCGCGGAGGCTTCGTCTTGGGTTCGTTCACGAGTCCACCCACTTTTCGTCGGTACCACGGCCGTCGACGGTGTACGAGCGCTTGATCTGCCCGTCCGGCGAGTACATCCACAACCGGTACCGGTGCCACCCGGCCAGCCCGTAGTCGCGCCAAGCGGACTCGACGACGCTGTGGAGCTTGTCTTCGATCATCCCGACGTAGCCCTCGGGGAAGTCCTCGGCCAGTAGGCGCCGGTAGAACCCGGTGTTCGCCAGATGGGGGCGCTGCGACCACTGCACCGTTCGCAACAGAGGCGCACCATGGATGTCCTGCGGGTCCCGGTCAAGCATCAGGTGCTCGTGATCCGGAAGCACCAGCGCTTCGTGATGCAGGCGGATCAGGTCAGCCTCACCCGACAGACACGTCGCGATGAGCGCCGGCCAGTCGATCGGGCAGTCGGTGACGATCGGGCAGTCGTGCTCCACGAACAGCACCAGCGGTGTGCGCACCATGTCCAGAGCCCGGCGGGTCAACCCGACCTGGTGTAGGTGCTCGTCGTGGACGACAGGCAGGACCCGGTCCCATTTCGTGCCGCTGAGCCAGAGCAGCCGGTTCAGGTACTCCTCGTAGCGGGGCCGGTAGTGCTCCTGCTCAGGGCGGACCCCGTCGCACATGACCAGGATCTCGGCGTCGGGCAGCCAGTGACGCACCGACCCGATGGTCTGCTCGATGATCGACGTGTCCGGATGGGCGGCGATCGGCGACGTCGGGACCACTACCGTGATCTCGCCAGGTTCCGGTAGCTGCTCGGAAAGGCGCCTGACCGTGTCGCTCACCCGCGTCGCCAGGTCCCGCTTGTAGCGCTGCCACCAGGCCGAGCACCGGTTCGCCAACCTCGGCCACGTCGCGTCGACCAGCTCGACATGCCGCGGGAACGTCTCCCACGCCGAGAGCCGCGGGAACGGCGCACCCGGCAGCACCAGCGGCCAGTACCACGCCTGGTCGTCGCCGTGCGTCACGTCGTCCACGACCGGCACGCAGCCGGCCTCGAGCGCCTCGGCGACCCGGAACGTGTCGACCGTCTGCGGACCCGCCGGGCACGGGATCAGGCGGACGCCCGCCAGCCCGCGTGCGTACTCGCCGTGGCCGAGCCCCTGCGTGAACCCCGGCGTCTCCACCAGCCGCCCGCCGGGTAGATCGCGCAGCGCTTCGACGCAGGCCTTGCGGCGGGAGTTGTTGACCTGGCCGGCGAAGAACCATCCTCCCTTGTCTGGACGGTCGATGTCGCGGAGCAGACCGGGGAGGTGCGGGGGCCAGCCCACCGGTAGCACCCAGTCGACCCGGTCCGAGTCGTGCGGGGTCTGCACCCACACGGCCATGTTCGGATGGTTGAGCTTCTCCAGCGGGAACACCCGCTCCTCGTCGCTGGTGAGGATGACCAGCGCCCAGTCGAGTTTGGACAGCTGCTCGTTGATGTCGTCGACGTCGTCGGCGTGGTGGCGGGCCGGGATGACCAGGACGGCGCCAGCCGATTCGCTCTTCTCCCACTGGATGATGCGCCCGTCGTAGATATGGTGCTCGAACTCGTAGCCCGTCGCCCACGACCGGCCCGACAGGACGGCGTCGACCATGGCCTGGTCCCAACACGTGATGTGGCTGTCCCACCAGATGACCGGGATCACGTGTCCCACCGTTCGCCTTCGAACTCGGGCCAGTAGCCGACCGGGTTGTCGGCGTTGTCGAACGGGTGCTCGTAGGTGGGTTCCTGCCACGCACCGGGGTGGCGGCCCCATTTCTTCTCGAAGTAGACGATGCGGGGCTCGGCCGGCGCCACGACACGCCCTTGACGCACCGAGTGCCCCATGCCGGCGTCGGCGACGTCGACGGGGACCTTGTCCCACAGCTGGCCGCCGTTGCCGTAGACGAGCTGGTAGCGGACGCTCAGATCCAGGTCGTCGAACCCGTACGGCGAGTAGTTCGGATCCCACTTCCCCACCGCAGCGATCGTGTCGCAGTGGAAGGCGATGAGGTGCCAGCCGAACACCCCGGCGGCTTCGACCACCCGGTGGCCGTCCATGCGGTCGAGGTGGTCGATGAAGTCCAGACCGCCGGCGGGACCGAACCGCAGCGCGGCCGACATGACAACCAGCCACTCGGTGCCGTTGACCCGCATCTGGTCGATGCCGAGGTTCGTGGCCCGCATGATCCCGATGTTGTGTTCGCTGTTGTCGACCTCGTACACGTTGAGCCGACACGTCTCGGCGAATGCGTCGCGGTAGGACCGCAGCACCCAGGGCAGCACCGCCGTGTAGGTGGTCATGCGCCCGCCGCTCTCTTGCGTTCCTGATATGCCCTCTGCCTCAGCAGATTGCAGGCTCGGCAGCTACGGCTACCGCGGTAGACGTACGTGTTCCGCGGGGTGAACTCGTGGCCGCGCTCGCAATGCGTCTTCGCTGCGTTGATCGTCGCCAGGTTGGTCTCGCCGCGTCGGACGTTGGTGCGCTGGGTAACCGGCTCCAGGTGCGCTGGGTTGACGCATGGCGGGTTGCAGCAGAGATGGTCGATGACAAGCCCGGCGGCGATCGCCGCCGCAGACTCTGCTTCGTAGGCGTACCGGTGCGCAGGCCGATTGACCTGGCGACCTTCGCCTGGATACACGAAGAAGATGCCATAGCCAGCCGGGTTCCGCGGTCCCTGCCAGAGCCAGCACTCGTTGGGCTCTCGGCGATCAACCTTCGACCAGAACCGCTCGACTTCACTCGGCCGCACCAGGCGGAGGCCAAGCGCGTCCCCGGTCTTCCGCCAGCGCTGGTAGTGCTTTCCGCACAGACCTCGGATATTCGCTGGGCGAGTGCAGTCGTCTTCGGCGACACAGATAGCGTCCGGGTCGGCCATGTGGACCTCCTGACAGGTTCCTTGGCTGGGGGGCCTCCGGGTGCAACCGGGGGCCTCCACCGATTTTACTCCAATCACGTTCGCTCGATTGGAGTAAAAAGGTGGTGTTCTTCGTGATCGATGGCGAGCACTTCCTCGCGGTAGCCGCAGTCGCCCATGAAGGCGCTGAGCTGGGCGGGAGTGTCACGGTGGGTGTCCATCATGAACTGGGGATGGACGCTGATCCACACCATGGGTCGGTGCTGCTTCAAGACCCTTTCAGCGCCGATCATGACTCTCAATTCGGCGCCTTCGACATCGCAGCTGATCGCGTCAGGCGGCTCGATGATCGTGGCCACGGTGTCGATCCGCAGACGCGGGATGTCCGGGCGCTCGCACAGGTTGCAGAACCCGTGGTCACCGATGATCGGCCCGAGTGACGACGTCGGCCACAGAATCCCGGGCCACTCGCGTCGCCCGAGGTGCTCGACGTCACGTTCGCCGTCGTGGTCCGCGGCGAAGCCGGGGAACGTCGCTAGCGGAGTCAGTTCGTTGGCCTCGAAGATCGCCCTCGGGTTCGGCCAGACCCTCGCGTTCGGCTCGAACAGAGCGACGTCGTTGCCCCACGACGCCCACAGGGCCGGGAGGTCGCCTTCCTCTGCTCCGATGTCGTACACCGTGTGGCCGCCGTCACCCAGGTGGTCGTACATCGACGCGATCCGCTCCTTCTCCCAGAACGGCCACTCGGGGCGGACCGCTCGATGCTCTGGAAGGCGCAGGCTCCAACGCTCGTTGATGAGCGTGTCGATCATCGGGACCGTCACAGCACACCCCGCTCAGTCAACACGTCGACGAGCTGGCGCATGCGGACCTCGTAGGTGGCTGTGGCGAGGACGTGCTCCCGGCCGGCCTTCGATATCCGGTCCCGCAGACCGTCGTCGTGGAGCGCACGATCGATCTGGGCCCGCAGCCCGGGCCAGTCGCCTGCTTCCCAGCAGAGCAGGTGCTCGCCGTCCTCGTAGAGAGTCCCGTCGGTCACGCCCTCGACGTGCGGGTGGACTAGCACCCCACCCCGGCCGACACATTCCGGAACGCGGTCCGAGATGTAAGCCCGGTTCTTGCCGGTCCCGACGAGGCAGGAGTCGCCGACGAGGACGTGGACGCTGGCGTACAGGTCCCGCAGGGCCTCACCACGCACCGCGGGTTCGCCGGGCGCCGGCCAGAACTTGCAGCGCTCGCCGTAGATGTCACCCAGCCAGGCGATCAGCTCGGCACGGTGCGCCGATTCGGGGTGGTAGCCGCCCTGCCACGAGCCGACGAACGCAACCTCGGAGGCGAGATTGGCTCGGTACGTCCCCGGCTCGCACTCGGCCTCGGACATCCCCGGCGGGAACCACACATGATTTATCCCGAGGGCCTCGAACCGATCCTGATTGCCACCATCGGCGGTGCACACCAGGTCGCACTGGAAGAACGGCTCCGACAGTTGAGGCTCGCGGCGCAGGTCGAACCAGCGGTCGAGGTGGTAGCCGACGGTCGGGACGCCACGGCGCCGCAGAGCCTCCAGGAACCGGCTCTGGCGCTCGTGTGTGCGCTCGGGGGCGAACCCGTGCGTGTGGGTCCACAGCAGCACGTCGACGTCGTCAGGGACCGCTCCCGGCGACCAGTCGAAGCGCTGCTCGTGGAGCGGCAGCACCCTGTGGCCGTTGGTCTCGAGCGCTCGGGCGACGTGGTTCTCCGTCGAATGCGGAGCCGAGTCGGGGCCGACGTTGCCAACATAGACAACGCGCATCAGTCGAAGTCCTCATCCGTGCCGAGCTTGGCTACCTCGGCCCGCAGTCGCTTCATCCCCCACCGGCCGTCGACAGGGATGCCGGCGGCCTCGAGCTTCGCCGTCAGCGCCGCCTTCTCGTCGAGCGGCGGGTCGACGACTGCCGCGGCCTCGGGCGTGTTCGAGGCGAGAATCCAGCCGAGCTTCGACGAGCGTTGCTCGAACGCTCGCCGGCTCACGCGGGATGTCACACCCGGGTGGTCGGGGTGCCGGATCTCGACGAGCTCAGCTTTCACGAGGTCGCTCCGAGGGTCGATGGGGACACGGGCACACGCCGGGCCCACAGACGGCGCTGCTGGTCGATCTGGTCGAGGATCTGCTGGCGCCGAAAGGTCTGGCCATCGGTGATGAACTCGAACCGGCCCACGGCCTTGCCCCGCTTGCGCAGCCATCCCTCGGCGATCGCGCGTGCGCACCCGCGGCGGTCGTAGGTCGGGGTCCACGCGTCGAGGTCGGGTGTGTTCCCGTCTGCGTCGTCGACCTTCGCGAGGTCGAGGAGGGAGACGACCTCGTCCGGGGACAGGACGGGGTCGCTGTCGGGTTGGAGGTTGTCGGTGATGTAGGCGAGCGCCTCGGCCTGATTCATCGCCACCTCCAAGGTCGATGTGACCCGGCCGACGTCCGTGTCGGCCGGGTCACGGGGTTCAGCTCGACGCCGGGGTCAAGACGCCGAAGTAGCTCCGGTTGTCTGCGGTCGTCTCGACCGGGTTGACGGGGTTGGCGATCTGCCACCCGAACCGTGCCGTGACGCGCAGGGCGATGGAGTCCTGCTGCATCAGGTTCAGCACGACGTTGCCGGAGTCGTCGGAGATGACGCCCTCGGTGAACACCTTGAACGTCATGTCCTGACGGACACCCCAGATCGCCTTGGTCCAGTCGCCGACGATCAGCGACGCGACCGTCGGGAACCAGCCGCCGTTCATGATCTGCGGCAGCGGCTGGCCGTACAGGGTCCCGGGCTGCGCACCCGCGGGCGGGGCGTAGATCGGCAGCCCGTCGGTCGACCTCAGGCGGGTGAGCCGCCAGTGGAACCCGGGGGCGGTGGCGAACCCGTTGGGGTTGGCACCCTCCTCCGCCAGGGTCTGGAGCAGTTCTGCGACCTCTTCGGCCAGATCCTCGCCGGTGCCTTCGACGACGGAGTTGCCGGCGGCGATCGCCGAGTTCACGACAGCCTCACCCCACGTCGAGGGGCGGGCCTCGTTGAACAACGCGGTCTTGTCGAGCCGGCGGCCGAACGCCTCCGAGATGTAGGGGCGCACCTCGGACCACACGGGGATCTCGGCGTCGTCGAGGTAGGACTCGGGGATCGGGACGATCACCGCGATCTCCTCGGCGACGAGCTCGAGGTTGTCCCACTCGGCGTGGGTCGTCTGCTTGCGCCCGGTGTCACCGGTGACGAAGTAGGCCTCGGGCAGCACGCTCATGACGGGCTGCCGCGACGTCTTGGTCGACATCGGGACGCGTCGCGCCAGGTTCATGATCGCCGAGGACTTCGGCATCTCCTTGATGACCTCGGCGACGAAGGGCTCCGGGACCAGGGGGTCGGAACCCGAACTGGCCCGGTTGATCGATTCTGAGAAACCGGCCATGCCGGGTTACCTCCTCGTGGGGGTACGCGAGACGACCCGCCGGACTGGCGGGTCGCTTGGTTGCTGCCCCCCGGTGAGGGGGCGGTTCAGCGGCGGCGCTGCTGGTCCAGCCACGCTGCGAACGCCTGGTCGGCGTTCATCTGCGGGCTGGTCGGGGAACGGGCGCCGAAGTCGGGGTCTCGTGGGACCGTCTGGGAAGCCAGGTGGGGCTTGGCCTTCACGAGATCGTCGACGGCCTTCGTGATGGCCTTGGTGTCGACGTTGCCGTCATCGTCGATCTCGATGCCGGCGATGGTCCCGTCGGCAGTGAGGATCGCGAAGACGTCGCCCGGGTCTGCGGCCTTCCCGGCGGCGGTGGCGATGACCTCGGCCCGTACGAGCCGCTGGTTCGCCTTCGACATGCCTTCGGTCAGGCCTTCCTGGCGGGCGGCGACCACCAGCTTCTCCTGCTCGGAGAGCTGGGCGGTCCTGAGCTTCTCCAGTTCGGACTCGGCCTTCTGGGCCCGCTTCTGGTACTTGGTGGATTCCTGGGTCTTGGAGCGCAGCTTGGACACCAGGTCATCTGGCGACTCGTTCGGCTGCGTCTCGGTGGTGGATTCTTCGACCGTGCCCTCGGTGGGCTCGGGGGTGTCCGTGGTGGACTCGTTGCCCTCAGTGGGCGTCGTGTCGGCGTCAGCCACGCAGGCTTCCTCCGGTGTTGGTGCACCCCGGGACAGGGTGCGAGATCTCAGGCCGCGACGAGCGTCGGGCCAAGCTCCGGCGTGTCGATGACCTCTGCGGCCGGGAGCTGCCCGGCCTTCACGCCCGGTGGGAGGTCGGCGTCGTCGACGGTGATGCGGCCCAGCGACCGGGCGTCGGTCCTGCCGCTGGCGCGGGCGTAGAGGTTGTTCAGCGCATCGTTGGTGGGTTTCGCCCAACCGGCTGGTTCCTGGAGCGAGTAGAGCGGCTGGGTCGTGCACCCGCACTTCCGGTGGATCGGACGGAGCTCACGCTTGAAGTAGGCCCGGGTCGCAGCCGCAACACAGAGCCCGCAGTTCGGGCCCGACCCGAGGACCCGGCGGGTGCCGACGATCCGATTGTCGCCTTCGGTGTGGACGAACCCGGCGCCACGGTCGGCCAACGAGATGTCGGTGTTGACCTCGCGGGTGATCCGACTGGCGAACGTCCCGAACGTGCTGACCCAGTTGGCGCCGTACACGTCCTCGAGCGGCCGGCCGCGTCGGGCTGCTGCGCCGATCAGCGGGTCGGGGTTGAGACCCCACGGCTCGGTGCTGGTCCCGGTGGCGAGACCGGCCTCCATCGACATGTAGGCATCGACGTCGGCGACCGTCTGGCGCTGGGCCGACAGGATGACCTGGACGGCCCCCTCGGGGTTCTCGGCCTGCAACGCTCGTGCCACCGCCGCGGCTCGTAGCCGGTCGAGCCTGGCCCGGTACGCAAGGTGCAAGCGGGTGACGTCAGGCAACGAGCGCCTCGTCGGGGTTCGCCGGCGCCGGTTCCTCAGCCAACGGCTCCTCTGGAACCTCGAACCCAGGTGGCGCGGTCATCGCCGACGCTTCGTTGACGATGCTCTCTTGGGCAAACAGGGCGTCCATGCGGTCGATCTCGGACGGCGAGTAGCCGAGCTTCTCCTGCCCGACCCGCCGCGGGATAAGCCCAGCGGCGACCTGCTTGATCGTGGCGTCGGTGAGCTCGGCGAGGGTCCGGAACTCGGGGTCGGACCAGATCACTTCCATCCGTTGTGGCTCCCGTCCAGCGAGAACGTCCCGCAACCGGACGACCTCGGCGAACGCCCGACCCAGGTACAGCTGCTTCTCCATCACCTTCGCCACCAGGCCGGCCTCAGCCGACTTGATCGCATCCCCGCTGGGGCTCTGACCCTGCTGGAGGAAGTAATGCCTGGGCGTCCTCGTCTGGACGGCGATGTGCTGGACGTCCTCTTCGACCGACTCGATGTACGGCTTCAGGTCGGTTGCACCGAACTCGCCGAACTTCGTGTTGGGGTCCTCCGATATCCACAGCCGGTCAATCGCCGCCTCGAACGGCTGCACCGGCTTCCCGTTTGCGTCGACGGGGATGTCGAGACCGGTCGCCCACTTCTGGCGGTACGCGGTGGTCCACGCGGCAAGTGCCCGGTTGAACAGCATCTCGTTGATGCGATCCTGGGTCAGGTACACATCGTCGAGCTCGGACTCGCCGTCAGGTTGTTTGAGCGTCGACGGGTAGTTGACCATCGGCACGAGAGGGATCTCACCCGACGGGTTCGGGGTCTGTTCCAGCTCGGTCCACTGGTTCACCCACTGGAGCACCGACGCCGCGGGGTCTTCTCGCAACACCAGATCCGTGTATCGAACCTGGGTGTCTTCAATCGGATAGGCCGGCTGCCAGAACTGCGGCCACAGCTCCGAGCACGCGATCTGCTGAGCGCGAGCCTGATAGTGGAAGCACCCGTCCGGCAACCAGACATCCGCCATAACAAGGCTGGTCCACTCGTCCAACCACAGTCGCAGCCCGGCGACCCGCTTGTGCCGGTCCCGGGGATCGCGTTCGGTGATCGTCGTGCGGGGGTCCTCGATCTGCGCCCGCGGCTCGTCTTCGCCCTTGAACTTCCACACCGACAGATACGAACGACCCATCGCCATCGAATCCGAGATCGCCAGGTTCCCGTCGACGTCCAATTCGCACGTGTCGGTCCACCAGTCCCACACGTCGCGATCGGCGTCCTCGGCGCCCTTCGGGCGGAACCCCTGGACCCGCAGCCGCTCTGATGGGGCCTGCACCACGATCCGCATGAAGTTGCTGCGCGAACGGCGGAGCATCCGCTCGAACTCGGTCTTGAGCACCCTCGGCACGTACGGCAACGGGTGGTCGCCCCGGTAGTACCGGTCCATCAACGCCAGGCGGGGCTGATCCAGCGCGAGCTTCCCGCACAGGCGATGCAACCACCAGCCAGGCGACTGAGGGCGGATCCGGTCCTCCGTGGAGGCCAGCTCGATGTCGACAACGCTCATCGAACCCTCCTCAACGGAAGCCCATGGCCCTCGCCTTACGCAACCGCATGCCCGAGGCGATCGCGTCCGTGCGTGCTTCCCAAGCCAGAACGAGTGCCATCGCGACGTCGATCTTGCGGCCCGGCGCCGGCTTGGCGATCGTCCACAACTGCCGGCCGTGCTCATCGCGGGCGTTGACCGGACGCTTCACAGCGTTACGGACATGCCGCAAGAGAACATCGTCGCCGTCGTCTTCCTGACGGTGGATCTGTCCGCCCCGGATCGCCGAACCGACCGCACGACAGGCGTAGCCGACAGCCCGCCACCGATTCGTCCACCACGGCACCACCGCCTGCTTGCGGTCAGCGCCCTTGTACTTCGCTTCCCACCCCGCGACCGAGGACTCCCAATAGGGCGGGTCGCAGTAGAACCGCCACACCCGCCAGTTTGAGAACAGATCAGCGACGGCCCGGTCGACGTCGGACTCGTCGATCTCCCAGTCCTCGCCGGCCTTGTCCGGCTTCTCCCACACCGCGTGGAGCCAGGTGTTGCCGGTCTCCACCTCGACGCACACGATCCCCGTCGAGTCATCGAAGCGGGCGCCGTCGAACCCGGCCACCACGAGCTGATCGCCCTGCGGGATGAGCCCGGTCTCGCCGAGCTGCGTGAACTTCTCCCGGTCCCACGCCCAATCGCTCGACGGCGCTGCCGTGTTCAGGTAGTAGCGCTTCGCGTCCGACGGGTCGGTGTCCGGGTCGAGGATCTCCTCGACCAACCGCTCGAGGTCGACCCACCCGCCCTTCGAACGAGCGGACTCGCCGTAGGCGAACTCGAGCGCCGGAAGCAGCTGCACGGGATCGGTCATGTCGACCCGGTCGACACCCGGCGGCTCACGGGTATCGAAGTACACGCCGGCAGACCGGCGATCGGAAGCCTTGCCCGTCTTGTCCGCCACCGACCCGTCACCCAGGCCGGGAGCGTTCTGGAGCTCCAACGACCAGCCGCCCATCTTCGCGGCGTTCCGGCGCAACGTGTCGGCGAGACGCCACCCGCCGTTCTCCTTCATCCAGCTCTCGGACTGGTCGAGCACCGCGAACTTGATCGGCTGACCTTCACGCGACCCGGCGGCAGCGGTGACCGGTTCGAGGCGGCCCGGGCGGCCGATGAGATAGATGCGTGTCCGGCCGAGGTCGATGCCTCGCTCGCGGCAGACGTCGGGCCGACCGGACAGGGTGTCGAACAGCCAGACCATGACGTTGTCGGTCTGGTCCTCGGACACGGCAGCGAACTGCACCCAGGGGTCGGCCCACGGTGCACCGACCGGCTGGCCGTCCTCCGACCAGCCGGCGAACGACACCGGCCCGACCAGCTCGGCGTACCCGCAGTACGCACCCTCGGGACTCTTGCCTGCGCCCTTCGGCCGGCGGATCGCTGCACGCCGGTTCACCCGCCGACCGGTCTGCGGATCGAGCCGCCAGTACTCGATGACCCGATCCTGCTGCTCACCCGTCAGTGTGATCCCCAGATCAGCCTCGATCAACGGGCCGACCTGGTAACCGAGCGAACACACCTGCCCCGGCCACGCCGGGACGAAACCGGCCGGACGCTCCACGACGAGCGTCACGACCTACCCCGTGTCCCGGCGCCAACGATCAGGCGTCACGACCGAAGCCAGTTCGGCCTTCGTCTCAACAGCCGGCGGCTTCCAACGACGATCCTGCTGACCCTTCGGGGTGATCCCGTAGGTGTCCATCGTCAGCCGCAGCTCGCTAGACCGCTGGAACTCACCCCGCTCCACCTGGTCGTACAACCGGACGCACTGCCGCAAACCAGGCAGATCCTCCGGCCGCCAGTGCGCAGCGAACCACGCCGTGAGCCACGTGTGCCACGCATCCCTCGACGCCTTCAACAGACCGTCCGGCGGCTTCGGCAGGTCGCCGTGCTGCCAGCCGGAACCCTCCGTCGGCTGCCACTCATGGGTCGGCTTCGAGCGGGGGTTCAGCCGCTTGTCCGGGTCCTTCGGCGTCTTGCCTCGACCAGCCACGGCATCACCTCCCGAGATCTTGAACGAGTCCAGAGTCCGACAGAGGGCGATTCTGTGACCAGGCGCCTGGGTTATCCACAGGCTAGGTTGAGTACCCCAGCCCCTTCCATTGCATTCCATGTCATCACAGCATCCTGAGCTGCTCTGCACCGTTCCAGGCGTTGTCACGCTTCAGGCTGTTGCAACCGAAGTGCGCGAGTTGGAGGTTCGCCTCGGTGTGCGCACCGCCTTGGGATGCAGGAAGGATGTGGTCCAGCGTCCTGGCTAAGGGATGCGGGACCTGAGCGTCACGTGGAACCTTCTTGCCGCAGAGCTGACACGTCCACTGGTCACGCACGTAGATGCGCCACCGGTTGACCCTGGCGCTCGTAGGTGAGCCCCGTCTAGCAATGCGATGTCGACTTGCTGCCTCACGCCTATTGCATCTCTTGCTGCAATAGACGGCGAAGTGGGCACTGAGACAGGGTGGGACGAAGGGGACGCCACAGGAGTGGCACGGACGGGGTGTCATGTCGGGGGGTGGCTTGCGGGGGTGATCACTCTGGTGCGGGCAACTGCCGTGGCAGTAGGTCGTGTCGCACGTCTTGCACACGCGCCACTTGAGCTTCACCTCAAGGCGAGCCCGTCCCGAGCCGTACATGTGACAGCTGTTCGAGCAGTAGCGCCCGTCATACCTCGTGGTCGAGTAGGTGCGGTCACACCATGCACAGCGCTTCTCGACGGGTACGAGCGGGGCTCTGGGCACCCTCGCTCGCCTGCGACGTTGAGCGTCGTTGTTGGCACATCGTGTGCTGCACCACTTCGATGGGCCTCGACGACCAGGCGGTGGAGTAGGCAGCGTGGCGCCGCAGCCGGCGCAGGTTCTAGCGTCGGCCATGTCGGCACCTCTCAAGCAGGTATCGACCAGACCCCCGGCCGTTGGAGCGGTGCGGGGGTCGCTATGTCAAGGAGCTAGGGGTGGCTCATCGCCTCTTCGGCGAGCGTCTGTGCGTCCTCGCCTTCACGCCAGCGTCGCAGCAACGGCTGGTCGATGAGCTTGGTGCGTCGGCTGTGGCAGGGCTTGGCCATGGCGTGCAGCCACTGCGGGTCATCCGGGTTGTGGATGCCGAGGGCGACGAGGAGCTGGCGTGGTGGCCTGTGGTCGACTTCGGTCGCTGGTTGTCCGCATCCGCATTCGCAGGTTGGGTGGGTGTGGAGGTAGTCCCTGCGGGTGTGGCGCCACTGGTCCGTCGAGTAGACGGACATGGACGGGTCACCTGCTGCTCTGCGCTGTGCTGCTTGGATGCGTTTGCGTTCACGGCGATGCAGGTCGCACGCACCGCTGGGCACGAGGGTGGGGCATCCGGGGGTGGAACAAGGGGAGGGTGCACGGGGGGGCATCAGCCCGGGGGGATCAGATCGTCAGATGACAGCATCCGCACGCTGTCGCCAGGCAGCGCCCGTTGGCACCGTGTGATTCCGGCAGATGGGCACACTTCATCCTTGAGCCCGGACGCCAGTCGCTCTGGCAGCGCCACGGTGGTGGGTCGAAGAGGATGCCTCGTGCGAGGCCTCGCCTCAACCGAACCTTCAAGGTGCGACACCACGGGCCACTTAGCGAGATGTACTGCGTTCTAGCACAAGTCATGGAAGACATGCAGGTCACGTGTCTTTCGGTGTCTTGCGCCAACCACGCTTCTCGCGCCGTGGTTGGTCGGGTAGCTGGCGCTCGAGGTGGTCGACCTTGCGTTGGAGGGCGTCGCGTTCGGCGATGACGCGGGCGAGGACGCGGGCGGTCATGTCGGCGTTGGGTTGGGCGTTGGTGGGGATGGACTCGTTCTCGCCTCGTGCGATGCGGGTGGCCTTGGCTGCGAGGGCGACGGCGAGCTCTTCGTCGTTGATGTAGTGCCGGGACTTGGTGTGGTCGTGGTCGCCGTCCTTGAGCAGCCGTGTGACGTCGTGGGCTGCTTCGGCGAGTAGTTCGCAGGCGTCGATGGTGGCGAGGGCGAGGTGCTTGTACGCGGTGCGGGCCCGCGGGTCGCCGTGCGTGTCGAGGGCGTAGTCGCGGTCGCCGCCGTTGACGGCTTCCCGGCGTGCGGTGGCGCGGTCGTAGGCGAGGGCGTGGAGGTCGGCAAGGTGGGGTTGGACGTCACCGAGGAGCGTGACGGTCGCTGCGAGCCGGTTGCGGATGGTGTCGATCCGTGGTGTGGCGCCGAAGTCCCGGAGCGCTGCAAGCTCGTCGAGCAGATCCGTGCGTCTAGTCACGCCGTCTTCCTCATCGCGGTGACCTCGGCGTCCATCGAAGTGCGTTGGAGCGTCCCCCACCATCCGCGCCAGGTCTTGGCGCTGGGTGCGCCCGACCAGAGGTACGCCCAGCGATAGTCCGGCTCGAACGGCGTCAGTCCCAGCCCTCGCATCGAGAGCGGGAGCCAGGCGCCGGGGCGGCGGTAGTCCCACCGGTAGCGGGGGGTGGTGAACGTGGCGCCGTGGGAGTCGACGATGAGCTGACGGGCGACAGGGGTCGTGCGTCCGGCTCGCACTGGCGGCTGAACGGTCTTGCAGCGGTGGTTGTCCATCTCGCGGGTGAGGTTGTCGATTAACTCGGTCGAGACGCTACGGGACCAGCCGCAAAGACCGCAGGTCACGGTCTGGAGGTCATTCGAACGGCGGATCCAACTCACGGTGTCCATCCCGGGTACGGGGGGTTCTCGCCTTCGAGGAAAGCGGCTGCACGGTGACCAAGCTCGAAGACGTCGATCTCGTCCTGGTGCTCGCCCGAGAAGTAGAAGCCCACTGTGGGGTGGCCTTCGCCGCGGATGTAGGCGTCCACAGCCCACCATTCGCCGGCATGGGGCCAGTGCTCGGGGAAGGCCAAGCCGGTCACGCATCACCGTCCTCGGGTGCCGTGAGAGCCCCGTGGTTGGCCGCTGGGGGCGTTTCGGGGGCCTGTGGGGTGGTGTGGGTGCCGGGGACGCTCTCAGGGGCGTGTGCGTGGTCGATCTGGTCGAGGGTGGTGAGGCCGGCTCGTAGCTCGGCCGCGGTGCGTTCGAAGCTGTCGGCGAGGGCCTCGACTTGGCGACGGATGTCGTCGGTCTTGAGGCGGGTGGTGATCTCGATGGTCTGGTGGCTGGCCATGCTCACGCACCGTCCTCGGCCGGTCCGGTGGGGTAGCGCTCGCGTAGCTCGGCGTGCAGCTCGGTACGCAACCGGGTGTGCTCGGCCAGCAGTTGCCGTACGGCGTCGGAACCCACGCCGATGGGGCCGTGGTAGTCGGGGTTCGCCGGGAGGGCGTCGTGGAGGGTCTGGGCGGGGGTGGTCATGTCGGGTCCTGGTGGTCGCAGATGGTCTGGACGTTGAACGTGGGGTCGACGCCGTAGCGCTCGGCCAGGAAGCGCAGGACCCTGCGCACGGCGCCGGTGTCGCTGAGCGTGAACGAACTGCTGCTGCCGCCGTAGCCGCTGCTGGTGCCCGCGTGCCGGTCGGCGAACGCATCCAGGGCTCGGACGCAGCCGGCAATGGCTTCGGCTTCCTTGTCGGGCAGCCGTGCCACGCGCCAAGCGTCGCGGTCGGCTTTCGCTGCGGCGAGCTGGCTGCGTAGCGCTTCGACGTGTTGCTCGTTGTCGGTGATGAGGGCGCAGACGAGGCAGCGTCCGTCGTCATCGAGCACCGGTCCGATGTCGGGCTCGTGGGGGTGTGCTTGGAGGGCGTCGTTTTCGCCGAGCGTCTGTTCGGTGGCGTCGGTCATGGCGTGCTCTCCTTCTGGCCGAGGAACTCGTCGCCGGTCATGGCGCCCTTGGCCGTGTCGCAGAACTTGCAGGCGAGCACCAGGTTCGAGAGGTCGTTGCTGCCGCCCCGGGACTTCGGGGTCCAGTGCTCGAGGATGGGCCGGAACATGTCGGGGCCGTCCTCGTCGAGTGCGGCCCGGCAGTAGCGGCAGCGCATCCCGTCGCGCTGGGCAAGGGAACGGATGCGGCGGGCCTTGTCGCTGACGGACATCCGGGCCATCAGCTGCGGGTCCAGTTCATGTCGGCTCCTTGGTAAGGATCGGGACCTCGAGCTTGTCGAGGGCCCGTCGGTGGACCTTGGGGAGGTCGAGCAGCGGTTCGCCGCACAGGTCGTGGGCGAGGGCACGCAGCCACCAGGCGTCGACCTGGTTGTCGTCGGCGACGTCGAGGCCGGTGCGCTTGTAGAGCTCCATGCGCATGTCGGGTTTGGGGGCGTTGCCTCGGCCGGTGGCGTAGGTCTTGAGCGTGGCGGGCGTGATCGTCAGCCACGGCAGCGTCAGGTAGTCGAGGATCGCCACCCGGATGGCACCATGGAGCATCCCGAGGGCGCCGGCCGCGGCGTTGCGGATGCCCATCGGCAGATCCTCGAACACGACAAGGGTGGGGGTCGTCTCGTCGATCAGGTTGCCCACGGCGTCACGGAGGTCCTGGAGGCGCCAATCACCCTTGGCCTTCGTCCTGATCGTCGAGAGAGCGCCGTCGGGCCGGGCGATGCCGGTGGCGCTGATGGACAGGTCGAGGGCGAGGACCTTCATGCGCTCTTCTCCACATGGATCGCCTCGAACCGAACCGGCGTGCCGCAACGTTCTGCCTGAGCCCTGCACCGACGACAGCAGAGCCATCGCTCGTCCTCGTGGCGATGGATGGCCACGTACGCGGCTTCGGTCTCCCGGCAGGTATCGCAGGTCGCCTTCAGCGATGGCGGCTTGCTGCGGTGGTCGTTGGGCGGCCAGTGGCGCCCTCGGCATCGAGCGGTCATCTCGCACAGCACGCCCAGGCGGTTGGTCGGTAGCCACATGGCCTCCCCGCAGACATCGCAGGGCGCCCAGTGGTGGGTGTGCGTCTGGGCGCGCAGCCTCTTGGGCGACTTCGTCAGGTCGGGGTACTCGACCCGCAGGCCGCCGTTGAAGAGACCGCACAGCGCCAGGACGACCTGTCGTTCGGCTGCCTTGGTCAGCTTGGGCAACGTCTCGACGAACGACACCTTCGCCGGATCGGGGATCTCGCGCAGCTCGATCGACTGCTCGAGGTCGATGACGGCATGACGCTCGCACTCCTGGACGTACTTACCGCGAGCGTGGGGTGAGATGCGCTGGCGGCTGAGGCGTCGAGCCGTGCTGCCCGACGAGGCCGCCAGGTCGAGATAGAACCCGAAACTCTCGAGGAAGACGTACCGGAGCTCCTTGCGGAGGATGCGCGGGATCACCGCCTCGATGGGTTGCGCCGGCGCCCGTAACCCCGTCTGGTCGAGGGCCACGCCATCCACGACGATCGACAGGTCGTCGTCGACCCGGAGTGCCTCGACGTCCTTGGACCGGTTCGCCCATCCACGCGGGCCCTGATGGGTCCAAGTGACTCGACCGCCGAAGTTGTCGATGTAGCGCTGTGTACGATCGTGAACGTCGGCTGCGGTGATATGTGAAACCTGCGCTTCGAGCACTCGGCTCGCGTTGGTCTTTGGATCTACCGCCAACACATCAGCACGGCAGTTGTTACCGAAGACCTCAACATCAACACTCCAACCGGCATCTCGCGCCGCTTGAGCGAGAGCCGACTTGAGCATGCCGTGCTCCACCGACTCGTCGGTGTGGTAGCCGAGCGCTCGGCAGCGTTCAGCCTCGCCGGGGTTGTGGGCGAAGATCATGAACGGGTCGGGGCCATCGACAAGATTCTTGATGTGAGCCCTGCCCTTGCACCCCGCACAACGGATCGCCGGGGGGTCGGCGTGCAAGGCTCGCTTGTCCGCCGGCGAGAGGCCACCCGGGTGTTTCGAGTCGAGGATCGTCAGCTCACCCTCGACGAGCGCCGTGATCATGACTGACGGTCCCTTTCGGTCGCGAAAAGGGGCGCGCGGGGACCGCGGGGAGACGCGGGGAGCTTTTCACCCACTCCTATATGAAAAACACTAATCATGATCCAAAATCTTCCTCGCGTTGGATAGAGAGGTCCCCGCGTCTCCCCGCGGTCCCCGCGCTTTGTTGTCCGTTCGAGTGCACATCGGTCCCCGCGGTCCCCGCGGGCGCAGCGGCCTGTACGCCACCGAGCGGAACCACCGTCCACGCCTTGGTCTTGTTGCGGTTGAGGCCGGCCTCCACGACCGCCATCTCGAGGGCCCCGTGGCGTCGTCCATCCCGGCGCCTGAACGCCTCTCCGAGCCTCTTGGCGAGCTGTGGGCGCCCGATCGCGTCCACGAGCTCGGCCGGCACCACGTAGCGGAGATCGGTGTACTCCGACTCGATCTCGTGGGCGATCTCGGACGCCGAGACACTGCGCGAGCCAAAGTGCTCATGTAACGCCGACAGGAACGCTTCCCATGATTCGGTTTCAACATCAAGACTGGTATGAAGCTGTTCGAGATTAGCGAGGAACGCTCCCAGCCCGGCATGGTGCAAGGTGCCTGCGATCGCATGAGCCCATGGGGTGAAACCACCGATGGTGGGCTCCTTGGGGGCCGCAGGTCGACCCGCAACCCACCACGAGCGACAGATGGTCAACAGGGCGGCCACGAGGTCCCCCCGGTGGATCTGGGCCCAGCCAAGAAGGTCGGGGTGTTTGAAGCCACTACGGGTGTAGGGACGGGCCTGGTGGGCGTCGAGCCTTATGCGGTAACAGCGCCGGCCGATGTCACCGCCGACGGCGATGTTGTTGCCGGTGGCCACCCAGGTGCAGCGGTTCGGCACGGCGATGGTCTCGGTACGTCCGAGGAGGCGGTCGGTCCACTCGTCGGTCGTCAGTACCGCCGCAAGGCTCGGTGAGCGGATCGCGTCGTCGATGTTGTCGAGCACCACGAGGGTGGGGCCTTCGATGAGGACTGCCGTGAGCATCTTGCGGATCTCGTCGTCCATCTTGGCTAGTGGCCGAGCTGCTGCTGGGCGCCCGGTGGCGATCACGGCGGCCACGTTGGCGAGCAGCCCCTTGCCTGTGCCCGGTTCGGGGGCATCCACGAGCGCCAGCGGCACCTGGCCGCTGATGGCTGGCCGCATGAGCGGCGTCAGCAGCAGCCCGAGAGCGTTGACGCGGTCGTCGGGGGTGTCGAACGGGAAGTCGGCGAGCAGCTCGAGTAGCAGGCCGCCGGCGGTGGCCACGTCGTCACTGGACGGCCGCTGCGGGATCGTCGGCACCTCGAGGCCGTTGGGGATGTAGAGGCGCCGGGTGACCGGGTCGTAGCCGGGCTCGTCGTGCACGGTGCCGTCGGGCCTCAGGGTGGGCAGCTCGGTGACGGCCTCGAGTGGGGGGAAGGGCCAGCCTGGCGTGGCGAGGACGTCGTTGACGATGTCGAGCGGCGGGGGGACGTGGCTGACGTTGCCGTCCTTGTTCATTCGTACGGTGCGGCTCACGGCCGAGATGCGGTTGCGCAACTGGTAGGCGCCGACCGGCTCGACGATCGGGCGGCCGTTCTCGTCGACCCGCACCCGGGTGAGCGCTCCGGCCCGGATGAACAGCGATGGCGGGTCATTGGCCGCCAGGAGGCAGGCGATCGTCTCGATCGCCACGTCCGCGAAAGGGCGGCTGTTGACCTGGATCACCACTGCACCGCGCTTGAGGACTTCGCCGGTGGCCGGGTCGATATCGAGCGGCAGGACGTTGACGTGCTCGCGGCGCCACTCGGCGGCGGCCTCGGTGAAATCGCCGTCGTGGTTGAGCCCGACGTGCAACTGCCAAGCGGTGAGCAGCCGCCGGCCGGTGACGAACTCGGACGGCATGGCGATCGATGTCGACCATGGTGTGGCCCTGCCGTTGTCGGCCCACACGGTCAGTGATGAGCCCTCGGCGAGCTCCTTGCCCGGGCGGGTCCAGTGCATGTTGCCGTTCCGGTCGACGTGGTGACGCCGGAACCCGGCCACCTCGAGCACGTCGTCGACGCCCAGATCGAACCCGGGCAGGGTGCCGCCATCGCCGGACTCCCCTACCGGGATGGTTCGCTGCTCGAGCTCGTGGTCCTCTTCGAGCATGTCGAATCCCCGGGCGACGGCAAACAGGGCGTCGCGCTGGGCGGGGCTGATGGTGGCGATCGTCTCGAATCCACCCTCGACGAGTACCCACGGCCGGCCGCTCGAGTGCGTGCGTCCCCTCGATGGGGCAACGACGACGAACCCACCTTCACCGCGGGTCTCGATGAGAACCTTGATCCGCTCTTCGGGGTTGGCGATGAGCTCGATCGAGGTGGCAGGCCGGCGGGCCAGCTTGGTGTTGCCGGCGACCTGCTCGCAGCGATAGAGGACGTGCCATCCGAGGCTGGGGGTGCGCTCGGCGTAGCCGCTAGCGATGTGCGCCCAGAGATCGAAGATGCCGGCGAGCTGCATGCGCTCGCGGAACGCGGCCACGACGCCCTCGTCGACGGCCCGACCCTCGAACTCGAGCATCTCGAGGTCACCCGAGACGCGACCGCAGACGATGCCCATGCCACGGTGGTCCTCGTCGTCGAACCACTGCTGCACCTGGGCGCGCTGGGGGCGTTCTTCCTGCCACTGCTTCCACTCCCCCAGCGGCTTCTTGGTACCGTCGCCGGCGGCACGGATGACGCAAAGACCCGCGTCGTAGGCCTCGAGAGCTGCGTCGGCAACTTCGGTCATGCCCTCCTCTTTCGCTGCGATACGTAGATGAGGTGGTCGGGGCCGGGACCCCAGAGCCCCGGCCCCCGCCGATGTCAGGTGCCGACGAGGAGAGGCTTCTCCACGGCCCACAGGTACACCGGCTTGTCACCGAAGAAGCCCTGTTCCTCAGCCGGCCCGATGCGCCAGACGTCAGCACTCAGCTGCTCCAATGGATATTTGGTGTTGGCCTTGCCAATGCGCTCGACGCGGGCTTCTAGAGCGGCCCGATCCGAGTAGACGGCATGGACCACGCGGTCATCGTCGCTCTCCTTGAGCAGCACCCAGACGGTCTCGTCAGCCATGGGTCGCCTCGTCGAGCCGTCGCTCCAGGTCGTTGACGACGTCGTTGGCATCGTCGGCCAGCCGCATCAGCTCGACGATCTCCTCGTCGCGGGCGGCGACGGTGTCGAGCAGGCGCCAGACGTCCTCCTTGGACGAGAGGTAGTGGGCGTGGCAGCTGAGCTTGCGCAGCTCGGCGACGCCGTTGGGGCTCATGCAGCCCTGGCGTGAGAGGTCAGCCATCACACGTCGTCCGCCGTGACCGCCTGCGATGCCCGGGCGATGAGGACGTCGATGACCTTGCCGGTGCCCTTGGCGGTCTTGTAGACGTCGTTGAAGTCCATCTTCACGATGTCTCCCGGCTTGGGGTCCGCCGCCAGGAGCCCGGCCTTGAGGTTGGCGATGCCGGCGGTGACAGTGACGAGGTCGCCGGCCTTGAGGTCACGCACAGTGGCGCCGTTGTCGCGGTAGCTCTTGGTGTCCTCGGTGAGGGTGCCGACCATCTGGGGGCAGGGCTTGTCGTTGGCGTCGGTGCCGCCGAGGGGATCGAAGCTCTGGACCTTGACGATGACGGTCTGGGGCGGCTTGGGCGCCCAGCCGATGAAGTCGCCCCGGGCGACCTCGACCTTGGTGAACTCAGTCATGGGGTTATTTGTCCTTTGTTGGGGGTGTGTTTGGAGATCAGATCGGGTAACGCTCTCGGTCCTCTTCGTAGGCAGCGAGCATCGTCTTACAAGGTTCGCAAGGCTCGTTCGTCGTGATGGTCGCTACCGATCCGTCGGGCCAATAGGGTTCGGAGTCGGTCGTCCATTCGCAGCAGTTGGGCCAGTCGACCGACTTGCAGCCTGCGCATCTCCACTGCACGCAGTAGGCGCACACAGGGGTCTTGCTCACACCAGCCCCTTCGCCTTCGCCTCGGCCTCGAACGCCACGACAGCGGGGTCGTCGGTGTCGGGAAACGGCATGCGGTGTTCCTTCTCGGTGTCCCAACAGATCCGGGAGACGACGTCCATCTCGGCGGCCGTCGTGGGCCCGCCCTTCGGGAACGTGGGCACCTCCGGATGCTCGGACCAGAACCGGGCGAGGGTGGCGGCGTGGCCGGCGGCCTTGATGGCGTCGACCCTGTCTTGGAGCCACTGGACCCGACTACGGAGCAACGCCCGCTCCTCAGGTGGGGTTCCGGGGTCCCTGGTCGGCACGCAGACCGCCGTGATGTGCGCCATGCCTGGAGCCACGTCGCACGTGGCGCAGCGCATCTCCGGCTCGTCGAAAGGTGGCGTCCAGATGTCGGGAGTGGGGCCGGCCGCCGGTTCGCTCTCCGAGGCGGTAGCGCCGCCGTCGGACCCGGTGGCCGGTTGGTCCCCGTTCTCCCTCGACGGGGTCGCCGGCGGCGGCTCAGAGAGCGTCTGCCGTTCCGCGGGGGTGCCCGTCGTGGTTGTGCCGCCGGCGGGCAGCAGGATGTTCTTGCGAGCCCGCCGGGCGGCCTTGGTGCCCTCGCGGTGGCTCTCCCAGCCAGACCGCATCGCCAGGAACGCTGCCTGCGCCTCGGCCAGGTCGACGGGGTACAGCTGGTAGCTGTCGGCTGTCAGCGAGACGAGGAGACCCGTGTCGAGCGCCGGCAGCTCCATGCGCATGGGCCGACCGTCGATGGGTGAGGCGACCACGACATACTCAGCCAGCGAGTACCCGCCTATCTGGGCGGCGTCCTCCTCGTAGCAGCCGTGCTCACCGCCCCTCGATTTGTAGTCGACGAGTGCGTTCAGCGGCTTGCCGTCCACCTCGATCGTCCAGATGGCGTCCGCAGTGCCCCCGAAACCGATCGTGCGGTTGATGCAGACGATCTCGGTGGCGACCCACGTCGGGTTCCAGTCGGCGACGAGCGCCGCGCAGGCCGGCAGGAAGGGCTCTGTCGCGACGTTGACGAGGATGTCGCCGAGCGCCTTGCCGGCGCCCAGCTCCTCGAGCACAGTGTGCACGCCATCGCCGCGTTCCGCTGCTCGGTTGAGCGTGCGGGTAGCGCTGGTGGCCACGAGGGTCACAGCCGCCGCTCGGTCCTCGCCGAGCGCCTGGATGGCGTCGACCTTGTCGACGGCGAACTCGGCTGCCCAGAAGGCGTCGAGCGGCACCCGCTCACCAGTCGGCAGCGTCTTGCGGAACGGCTTGCTCCAGGCTTTCTTGACCGTCGTGATCGCCGGCCAGCGGTCCTCTGTGACCTCGGCGATGTCGTCGGCCGGCAGCGGATCGCAGTACCAACGTGCTCCGTACACCTTCGTCCGGAAGAGGTCGGGATCGGGGCCTGTGAGGGTCATCGCACGTGGCTCCAGGTCTGACGCCGATGCAGCATCGAGATGGTGCTGAACCTGACCCCGAACTCAGTTGCGAGGTCGACCTGCTTCTCGCCGGCGACGATCCGCTCGCGGATCTCGCGCACCTGGCCCTCGGTCAGCTTGGCCATAGGGTGCAGGTCGCCGGGCCGGTGTCGGGTAGCCCCCCGCCCCTTGCGGGCCATGTCGGCCATGTTCTGAGCGTGGGTCCCGAGGAACAGGTGCTCGGGGTTCACGCACGACGGGCGATCGCAGGTGTGACAGACCTCGAGCCCCTCGGCGATAGGCCCGCGGTACAACTCGTAGGCCAGTTGGTGGGCGTAGCGCCGGGTGCGACTCACTCCAAGCTGGCCATATCCCGCCTTGTTCGTGGAGCCGAGCCAGATCCAGCACGTATCCCCTCGGTCGGTGCGCCGCTCGAACTCCTCGCGAAGGTTGTCTCGCGTGATCGGAGTGTTGGGCCACCGGGACTTCGTGCGGACGACGCTCACGTCGTGCCCTTAGCCAGCGCCTCGATGTCGGCGAGAGCCTCGTCGTAGCCCTCCTGACGACCGATCTCCTTGGCCTCGTCGACATCGCGCTCGTGGTCCTCGATGTAGACGCAGTCGTCGTGCTGATCCTCGCCTTCGACGGTACCGACCAGCCGGTCAAGCGCCTCCGTGCTCAGCTCGACCACCGCCCGTCGACTGCCGCCGAAGCTCGTCTTGACGTCGGCCTCGACCCCGAGGTCGGACAGCTCCTTCTGGCGGATGGGGTCGGGGCTGTACTTCAGGTCGCTCACGTCGATCTCCTCAGTCGCTGTCGTCGTTCTCGTTGGGCCTCGGTCCGCTGCCGGCGGTACTCCACCTCGCCCACCTCGGCGGCCTGGCGCTCGTGGTACTCACGCACCCGGGTGGCCTCGCACCCCTTGCATGCCGACTCGATGGTTCCGTCGACACACGTCGAGAACTCCTCGAGCGGCTTGCGCTGTTCGCACTTCGTGCACGTGCGGGTCATGTCGTCACCCACCCACGGTTGGTGGCTTCGGCGATGGCCCTCAACCGGCGCCTGGCATCGGCGGCCAGGGCGGCGACCTCGTGGTCCTCGAGCCCGTCGAGGTCGACCCGGTGCACGGTGTGGCCGGCGGCCTCGAGGCGGGCGGTCATGCCACGCCTCGTTGCTCTCGGCGCATTCGCTCGCGTTCGCGTCGGGACTTGCCGCCCCAGATACCGAACTCGATGTTCTCGTCGAGGGCGTACGCAAGGCAGGGCCCACGGGACACACACCCGGAGCACACTTGGCGGGCTTCCTTGGTCGACTGGCCCAGCGACGGGAAGAAGAGATCGGGGTCGAGCCCGAGGCAGTTGGCCCGGTCCATCCATGAGAGGTCGCGAGCCTCGGGGATGCGGGGCATCTGTCGTGGCCACATCACGCCGCCGCCCGTTCGTGGATGCGCCGCCGGACCATCCACCGGTCTTCGCAGCCGGGCACGGTGTAGAGGGGGCAGACAACCCGGGCGAGCTCGAGCGGCGTGGGCGCCTTGGCCCGGGCGACGGCGGGTCGTGCGACGCGGGTGTGGCGGGTGCGGCCGTTGTGGGTTCGGCGGAGGTCGCGTTCGGCGGCGGCGAGCTCGACCTCCGCGTGGTGGGCCCGGTGTAGGGCTGCGGCGCGTTCGTGGTCGAGCCAGACGATGATGGCGAGGAGGGCGACGACGCCGGTCGCTATGAGGGGGTCATGCATCGTCGGTGATCCAGCCTTCGAAGCACCCGTCGGGGCAGGCGTAGGACTCGTCGCAGAGGTCGCAGTGGGTGCC